TCGGCTCGGTGGCCTGGCCGGCGGTGTTGTGCCTTCGCTGTATTGCTTGTGCTGTTCACAAGCCGGCTTGCATTTATAAAAGCATGCTTGTTTTTAGAATGCAAGCAATCTTGTGATGATTTTTAATACTGTATGAATGAACAGTACAAGGAGGGGCTTATGGCCAAGCAGAAGAAAGCGCAGCAACTCCAGCAGGAACTCACGGCTGTGGATCGCCTAGGACTGAGGGTGTCGGCAATGATCAATGCGCCGAAGGCGCAGCTAGAACGCGCGGTGACTGTTCACCGGCTAGATACTGATACGGACGAGGCGTGGGAGGCCGTGATGGAGCTGATTGCGGAGGAGGATGGAGTTGAGCTGATTTTCAACGATGATGGCTCAGTGACCTTGCGGTGGGCGCTTAGGAACGAGGGTGAGCATCAAGCTATCTGTCCCGAGGTTGAGCCTGTGGAAGAGGGCGCGGAAGAGGATGAGACCCCATTCTGATTCCATGAAAAAGCCCGCGCTAGGCGGGCTTTGGTTGTGGTGTCAGGCGGGAAGGGGATCAGTATTTATCGCGGAAGCGGCTGGCGACACGGGCAAGGTAGGTCATCATCTCGCGCTGGCGAGCCTTACCATGGGCATCAGGGTGAAGGAGGGCAAGCAGGGAGTAGCGGTTTTCCTCGAATAACCCCTGGACGTAAACCAGGGCGGCGTCCTGTTGCGGAGCACTGTTCGGGCAGGTTCTGTCACGCTGAGGTCGGTTGGCCGGGAATACCGTGGGAGGAATAGCGATGTGGATGTGCATCAGGCCGGCGCGATAAGCCTCCTGCGGCACGACATATGGCACATCACGCCCGAAATAGGGTGGCAGCCAGAGACGATCAGATTCGATGTAGCGGGCAAAATCGCGGCAGAGACCATCAAGGAGAGAAGGGAAATCCTTCAGGACGTCCTGGAAGAGCTCGGCGTAGGTTTCTGGATTGAACTCGACAATCACCGCCATCCTGGTGATCAGCTCACCAGGCGATGCAGGCGTTCGGTGCCGAGGTCGGCCAGAGATTTGAGTCCTTCACCGCTTACGTCACTCTGGAAGACTTCAGGAACGGTGATTTGCTGTTTGAAGAGAACCTCGTTCTGCACGGCCATGGCGCGAACCTTAGCCAGGTTGCGGCGAAAGGCGTCGTACTCTTCGCCGATTACTGGCAGTCTCGAGAGTGCGCTATCGGCAGGAACAACCTCTTCTAGCTGGCGCAAGGTATGCACCACCTCGGTGAAGGGCTGCTCATTTATCAGCGAGTCAGGCACCTTATGCTCCAGCATGATTTTGCAGGATGCTTCGAGGGTATCGCGCAATTGGCCGAGAGCGGCCATGGCGCGCTTGATGCGCTCGCGGATCTTGGCCTTCTTAGCAAGCTCCTGCTGCTGATGTTGCTTGCTGGGCTTCTGACTATCCAGATTGGGGGTTGCCGCTGCCAACTGGGCGCACGAGGTCGAAACGCTCAGCGCCAGGCTGAGCATTGCCACCTTGGAGAAAGGAACCTTCGTGCGGGCCATGCGGCTCTCCCGAGCAAGCTACAGGCCAAAGAATACCGCTAGTGGCACTACAACTCAATGTGAGGCGGCTATGAGGGAGCCGTAGCGCGTCAAGCGCCGGGGCAGGGCTGTCGTCAGCTCAGCGCAGAGCCGGGAGGGAAGGGCAGGAACGAAAAGGCCGCGCCGGGGAAGGCTCCGGCGCGGCCTAGTCCTTTCGGTGTTGTGCCTTCAAGGACGCCTCAATGTAACAAATGCGCGGCTGATGTGAAAAGGCCGCACTGGAGTCGAGGCGCGGCCTGTTGCCGGGCTGCTGTCTTCCCAGGCCGGCGGAAGGAATCTATCAAAGGTGGCAAGGGTCGAAAAGCCCGCGGGTGAGGGGCTGGTTCATGACTTGTTTAGACGCCGCAGGTCGTCAATAAGGAGCTCGCAGTGGTGGAGATGTAGCGCTGCTTCTTCGGGGGTGATGTCTTCGTCGATATCGTAATCAGCTTTCTGCCTGGCAAGCTTCCTCAGCCTCAATCGGGCTGCGATTTTTGCCAGACCGCGGCCCTTTCCTTCAAAAGCGCCAATCAGCTTCTCGTGTGATCCGCCTAATATTCCTTGGGATGCAGCGAGAGAAAGTCTTTCGACAGTTCCGCGCGCTTCATGAAAGGCTGCATAGTAGGAGCGTCCAATGGATGTTCGCGAAAAGGCCTCATCTGCATCGCCAAGTAGAGACCTTGCAATCCTCAGGATGTCATCGCTAGACACTGACACGAAACACCTCCATCTGCCTCGACTGGTTGCCAGGAACAAATGGGATTACATCGATGCAAAGAATCTCGTTCAATACGCCATCGAAGTTATCGACCAATGCATCCGACAGCTCTACTCCAAGTTTGCCTAGCTCCTCTATGCTGCCTTTTGCGACGATCTGATAGAGAATTCCTTCGCCGCGCATGGCGAAGAGCTTATAGTCAACTAGCGGATGTCCAACTCTTTGGATGACCATGGAGGCGGCGAACTCAAGCCTTTTCGTCACTTCAAGATCGTCAACGCCATGTTCTTCGAGAATTGCTTTCGCCACCAGGGCGTACGGGTCGTACTCCTCTATGTCGGTGACAATCTCTGTGGCCGATTTGAACATGCCCAGCTCCATGTAATGAGGCACCAGGAATTTCCTGGATGGTTCAATGATGTTAGCAGCATCAAGCATCTCAATTACATCGCGAGCTTCGGTGAGACGTCCACCCATCTCAAGGATGAACGCTCGCGAAAGTATTATGCCAAGATCATCAAACCCAATACGCTGCGTCTCATCCAGCCGACTCAGTGCCTGCTCAGTCCGCCCTGCAAATGCGCTCAGATAGGCCAATTCATGCCACATGCCAGCACGGATAATGTCGCTTGCGCGAGGCCTGTCGCGCTCAATAATCAACTGCCGCTCAAGCCGCTTCGCCCTTAGCTCATCGAACTCTAGAGTCTCTCGAAGCTTCTGCTGAATAACCTGGCGTTCTCTTACCAGATCATTTGCTCGGATTTCAGGTGCAGGAGTCATTCCGTCCAGTCTCTGATTGCGCCCATTACTCCCCCACAATCTGCCATAGCCACAGCGCCGCGCCAGAGCATGACTACAAATCCCCACCCCTCCAGATGACCTTGCCTATGATGCGATGCCTCTGCCCATCACAGCCTTTTCGCGTTCCAGACCAGCAACACTCTGGCCTGAATGTAGGTTTCATCCACTCGAATATCCTCTGGAGGGTGGCTTGTATTGTCCGAGATCATCTTGAAGTGGTCTGACCCTTTCAACTGTAGGCGCTTGATATAGAAGAGTCCCTGCCAGGTGAACGCGTAGATACCGTCGCCGGTGAACTCGCGAATGCTGGCATCGACGATTAGCGGATCTAGGTTCTGGATGGTCGGGGCCATCGACTGTCCGTCGCCAGTGATTATCTTCAGATGTGATGGGTCCTTGTACTTAACGCCAAGTTCGCGCAGATGCTGCTGGCTGACCGTGACATCGCGGAACATCTCTGGGAAATCTTGAACAACCTTTCCATTGCCCATCGCCCCCTGAACATCGTAATGAGCGATGCGAATCTCATCGCCCACCAGTGGCTTGCGGGAGAAGTCGGCGATGATCACATTGTCTGCGGCCTCCACCACGGGCTGATCATCCAGAGTGTCTAGCACTGCCTGCTCCAAGCGCTGCTGCTGATCGGGACGAAGCTTTTTGCCTTGCAACATTTGAAGGAACTTCTCTGCCGCACTGCTCGTTGCTTTTCGTCTAGGTGGCTCTCCTGAACCAGATAGAAGCCAGTCCACCGTCGTGTCATAGCCCTCGGCCAGAGCGGTCAAATTTTCATTTCTGATGTTTTCAGTGTCGCCGGCAAACCATTGCCTCACGGCCTCATAGCTGATGCCGCACGTGTTGGCGATATCTCGCTTTACCCCGCGGGGGCCGATCTCCGGCTTTCTGGCGAGTACGAGCTTGGTAATCCGGTCTGTGGTTTTCATGTTGAGAAATCTACAAGGTAGCTTGCCAAGCATGCTTGCTTTGTAATTGCAAGCATGCTTGAATTGGTGCGAGTGAACTGGAGTCGCCTATGACCAAGACCCAAGTGATCAGCCACTTCCGCGGCGTTTCGAAGGTAGCCAAAGCCCTCGGCATTACCTATGAGGCGGTGCGCCAGTGGCCAGAAGAAATTCCAAAACTCCGCCAGTACGAGATTGAGCGCATTACGAAAGGCGCCCTGAAGGTCGCTACTGAGCAGTCCGCCGCCTAACCCGATCCAATCTACCGGCCGGGAGGCCACAAAGCATGCGAAGCGAATCGCACACCCTGATCTCCACGCTGCTCGGCGTGGTGAACCAATGGCGCCGCCGCGAAGGCTGGAGCCGCGAGACCGTGGTCCAGCACATCGTGGAGGCTCACGAACGCATCAACGCTCATATCGCCACCGGAATCGTATTCGACCCTCCTTCGCGTGATGCGATGGACAGGATGAAGGCGAATGCCGATCGGGTGTTCCGCTGGCTGGATGACTCCACGAAGGACAACAACCTGCTTCCGGCAAATTTCCTGCCGTCGATCCTGTCCGCTCTCCCGAACGATTTGAAGATTCAGGCCTTGGGCGACCTGCTGACCCCGGTCGGGGTATCGGTTCGCCTGATCGATGGAGAGGGCGGCGAGCGGGAAGTGCTCTGCATGCTCCGATCCCTGATCAAAGAGAACGGCGAAGCACAGCAGGCAATTGCGAGCCTAGTTGATGGCGCTGATGAAGGTGAGCTGCAAGAGGCTCACCGTGAACTCTCTGAGTCTCGCGCCGCGACAGAAGAGGCTCTGCGGATGATTGACCAGATGCGACGCAAGCCTCGCCTGGTGAGCGTCTGAGCATGCGCCCTCGTCTCACGAATTCTGACTACGCCGCAATGGCTAACGCTGCTGAAGAGCTGGCGGGTATGGGTTCGAGTGAGTGGAGGCGCAGATACAACAAAGCCCTGAGCGACTACTACAGGGCTTTGTCGGTGCGTGGATCGGTGGCAGCCGAATCACGCTTGGGAAATAGCAAACGGACGGACCGAGTATGAGCAATATCGTTTCTTTACGCAACACCGGGGGGTTTACCCGGATGGAAAACAGCTTGATGGAGTCGCTGGCCAAGGTTGACTTGCCTGCCCGCGAGTTCCGCGTACTTTTCGCGATATGCCGCCAGACGATTGGGTATCAAGTTGAGGCAAAGCGCCTAACCGCCGACGAGATTGGCGCGCTGACCAACATGCGCCGCGACGTTGTGTCCAAGGCGATCAGCCATCTGCTGGAGAGGCGCATCCTGTTCCGCATCGGAGGAAGCCGTGGCGAGCTTGGTGTTTCTCCTTCCAGCGAATGGGTATTCCACGAACAGAAGAAAGACAGTCTCAGTGAGACCAAATCATCTCACTCAGACAATGTGATCTCAATCGGCGGAAAGGTGAGTGAGACCAAAATTGCTCACTCCCTTCTCTATACAAAGAAAAAAGATCTACCCCCTGAAACTGTTCCTTCGGAACAGATTTCCGCCCCCCAGGGGGCCGATCACCAGCCCGTCGAGAAGTCCAATGGGGTTTCGTTCGATGGTGAGGACTTTCAAGTCGAACCAGCCCTGATTACCAAATGGGCTAAAGCGTATTCTCCGGTTGACGTTGAGGCGGAGATTGCTCGGGCTGCTGTGTGGGCCGCTGCAAATCCCCGCAAGGCCAAGAAGAACTGGCGCATGTTCCTGGTCAAATGGCTGGCAAGGAGCGCCGAAAAGGCCGTGAGCGAGGCTGGCGTTCCTGTCGACAAGATCATCGACCTGTACCACCGCTCCTGTCCGAACCTGCCGGCCGTTTCGGTGGCTGGTGACAAGGTTCTCCGCGCCCTGATCGTCGAGCGCTGGAACGAGAGCGATAAGCACCAGGCGAGCCCGCTGTGGAAGACCGTGTTCGAGCGGGCCAATCGCTTGAGCCAGGTCTGGTATCGCGGAGCCAATGTCATGCCGCGCCTTGAGGTGATCTGCTCGCGTGCCGTGTTCCGACAGTTGGAGGAGCAGGCATGATCGAACTTCACAGCCTGGAGGCGGAGCACGGCGTGCTTGGCGCCATGCTCAAGCAGCCTCATCTGATCAGCGTTCTGTCGGAAGAGCTTTCCCCTGATGCGTTCGCATACAGCGTCAACGCAGACCTGTACCGGCTGATTCTTGATCTCGAGTCCGCCGGCACGCCGATTGACATCATCACCCTCGCAGAGGCCAAAGAGTTCCTTTGCGACGACACGCGCACGATGGCTTACGTCGGAGAAATTCTAACCAACATCGTCAGCGTGGCGAATGCCAAAGAGTACGCGCGGATCGTTCGTGAGCGAGCTATCTCGCGCCAGATAGTTGATGTAGCCAGCGGGATCGAGGAGGTTGCCCATCAGAATTGCTCAATCGAAGACAAGATCGCTCAGGCTCAGGCCCTTGTACTCGGTTTGGATGCGGGTGGTACTACCGGTGAGTGCCAAATGGTTGGAGACATTCTGCGCGACCACGTAGAGGTGCTTCAGGAGCGCCATGACCGAGCGCAGAAAGGCGATATGTTGGACGGTTTGAGCACCGGGATTCCCGACCTAGACCAATACACGCAAGGCCTGAAGTCTGGACAGATGATTGTCATTGCTGGCCGCCCTGCAATGGGTAAAACCACCCTGGCAATGAATATCGCAGCAGACGTGGCCATCAAGCAGGGAAGGCCTGTTCTGGTGGTCAGCCTTGAGATGACAAAGGCTCAATTGATGGATCGCCTGATCGCGGCTGTCGGAGGCATCTCTCTGCAAAACCTGAAAGATGGTTCCTGCACTCACAAAGATTACACCGAGCTCAACGCGGCAGTCCTCAAGCTCCGGGACGCAAAGATCGCCGTGAGCGACGTGCCTGTAATGACGATGCCGCGCATACGGTCCATCGCCCGCCGACAGAAGCATCGCATGGGCGACCTGGGGCTGATCGTCATCGACTACCTAGGACTCGTAGAGGGCGATGGCAAGGGGCGTGTAGATGACGTAACCACCATGTCGCGTCAGATGAAGCTGTTGGCAAGGGAGATTGGGTGTCCTGTGCTTCCCCTCTGCCAGCTAAACCGAGGGTGCGAGTCTCGCCCCGACAAGCGTCCGGTCCTCAGCGACCTGCGCGAGTCCGGCGCCATTGAGCAAGACGCCGACATCGTCATGTTCGTGTACCGCGATGAAGTCTATTTCCCGAACAGCGACAGGAAGGGTATCGGCGAAATCCTGATCCGGAAGAACCGGGACGGAGAGATCGGCAGCGTATTCACCTCCTTCCAGGGGAGCAAATCCCGATTCGTCCCGCTTGCAAGCCACTACCGCGAACAGCCCGAGCAGAAGGAGGACTGGTGATGAAAGGTGATGAAAGGCGGCGGACTATCTATCAGCACCAGGGATACAAACTGCGCTCCTACACCGAGTTGATGTGGGCTCGACTCATGGACGCGGCGGACATCTTCTATCTCTACGAGCCGCATCTTATTCAAGTCGAGGGATGCAAGTACTTGCCGGATTTCTACCTTCCAGCGGCAGATATCTATCTCGAGGTCAAAGGCACGCGACCGACCGAGATTGAGGTGGCCAAAGCAGATCAGACGCGTAAGTCCACGGGGCGCCCAGTGGTATTTCTGGTTTCCAGGCCACAGAGCGACACGCGCGGGTTCATGAATTGTTACCTGCTGGTTCCGCGCAACGAGGAGTGGGTGGAAATGTCGCTTGATTGGTTAGGTCAGATATTTCTTACAGCCGCGGGGGAGGGCGCATGGCTCAAGGCAATTCTATCGGTCCGTGAAGACATTCTGGATTGCCTGCGCCCAGCTAGCGAAGTCGTTGATGAGGTCCTGCTCGAAATGATGGGCAGGAGTGAGGCGGAGGACTACCTCCGGCTTACCCATAGGCGAACCAACGATGATCGTTGCTCGGTTGATCGCGAGCTGTCTATGTCAGATCGAGGCATCGCTTGGTGGCGCAACCGTTACTTCCCGGCCGTTATGGAGTGCGCAGAGTCCGATCCAGAAGAGATGAGGGCCTCCAAATGAAACGCTCTTGGACCGTAATCGTAGGCGCCAAGCGCTTCACGATGATCTTGATGGAAGACTGCGACCCGGTTGATGTCGTGAAGAGCATTTGGTCGGAAGGGAGGGTCGAGTGATGGCTGTTTACGTCGACAACATGAACGCAACCTATGGCCGCATGAAGATGTGCCACATGTTCGCGGATAGCGATGCCGAACTGCTGACCATGGCCGACAAGATCGGCGTACAGCGCCGCTGGCACCAGTTCCCTGGGACCATCAAAAGCCACTTCGACATCTGCCTCAGCAAGAAGGCGAAAGCGATTGAATGCGGGGCAACCGAGATCGACTACCCCAACGACGTTTCCGAGCTGATTCGCAAGCGCAAAGAAGCTGCGCGCATGGAGGTGTCCCTTGGCTGACATCGCCGATATCGCCAACGACTACGCCGAGCGTGAACTCGCTGAGCGCCTGTACTCCCGAGTCAAGTACGTCGGCGAGAGCCTGCACGAGTGTGAAGACTGCGGCGAGGAAATCCCGGTAGCGCGGCGCTCGATCGTCCCTGGTGTTCGTAAATGCCGGGACTGCGCTGAACGGGCTGAGCGGAGGGCGCGCAATGGCTGACCGCACATTCCGCATTCAAGGTGCCGCAGGTATTCGTCCTGCCTTCCTCGCCGCTTGGAACCTCATCCAGGGGCTCATGCGTGACGCTCAGGGCGGCTACGAACTGGTCCTGCGCCCGCTCAAGTCGAAGCGCTCCATCGAGCAGAACAAGCGCTACTGGTCCCTTCTACGCGAGCTTGCATCGGTTGCCTGGGTCGACAACCGACAGTTCGACGATCAGGTCTGGCACGAGCAGTTCAAGCGCTGGTTTATCGGCTGCGAGGATGTTGCGCTGCCTGACGGCTCTACCGAACTGCGCGGAATCAGTACGACGAAGCTGAGCGTCGACGAGTTCGGCATTTACATGACCAAGATCGAAGCATGGGCCGCTGAGCAAGGGTGGCCGCTGATGATACAGGAGGCCGCATGAGCAAGTTCAAGGCGGGCGACCTCGCTCTAAATCTGCAAGAAATCCCAAACTGCATCAGCGCTGGAGTGGTAGTCGAGTTGATATCTCGACTTTCCCCGGGTGATCTATTTGTCGAAGACGGCCAGACCTTTCTGGTGAATCGGGCAGCCTGGTGGGTGCTCCATGAAGGTGATCGGCTCTACATCCCTGAACGGTATCTCATGCCCCTCCGCGGCGACTTCCAGCCCGAGCAGCAGAAGGCGAAGGAGGTGGAGGCATGAGCAGGCGACAGATTGCAAAAATTCTGGTGGGCCAGCTTCTGGTCATCGCACTCATCATCTACACGCAGACCTCTGCGCCCATCAGCCCATGGATTGTCTCAATGGTTGGGACGGCCACCCTATGGCTTGGCTACTTCGCGGGAGAAGAGCTATGAGCCGCAGCTTGTTCTTCCGCGCCATGCGGAGAGTTCCTGTTCGGCCAAGAGCGCTCATTGTCCTGGTGATCATGATCGCCTTTGGCTGGGTGCCGCTTGTGGTGGCTGTATGCGAGGCAGTCGGCGAAGGGGTTCGGGCCTGCCGGCAGGAATCGTCCAGGCTCTACGGCGACTTCAGCAAAGCTTTCACCGACTGCTGGAAAGCCTTGGTTTCGGGGGAGCCTCAATGAGCCTATCCGCCAGCCAGCCCAAACCGAAGAAATGCCAGAACCCTGCATGCAGCCAGGAGTTCACCCCTCGCTTCAGCAGCACGCAAAAGGTCTGCTCGCCAGCCTGCGCCCTGGCCATCAAGGACAAGCACTCAAAGCCGGCGCGGAAGGCAATCGCAGACCGCGAGCGGCGGGAGATCAAGGTTCGGAAGGAGAGGCTGAAGACGCACAGCGACCACATCAAAGATGCAGAGAAAGCCGTTCGGGACTACCGGCGCACCTACGAACTGTCCATCGGAAGCGGCTGCATAAGCTGCGGCAAGTCTCAGGCCGAGGTACTAGCCGAACAAGGCTGGAAGACTGGAGGTGCATTCGACGCAGGGCATTTTCTCGGCAAGGGGGCAAGGCCCGAGCACCGCCTGGAGCCATCCAACATATGGCTTCAATGCAAGGCCTGTAACGCCGGCTCCAGCAAGTACGCCAGGAAGGGGCTTACCGTTTCCCAGGGCTTCCGTGAGGGCTTGATCGAACGCATCGGCCTGGAAGCTGTAGAGGCTCTGGAAGCCGATCACCGTCCCCGCAAGTACACCAACGACGAACTGAAGGCGATCACCGCCGAGTACCGCGCCAAGCTGCGCGAGCTGAAGAGGGCTACGGCATGAATCTAAACAGCGCGCGCATTGCCTGGCACGATGCGTTCTATACCCCTTGGAACAGCGGCATGGCCGAGGCGGCGGAGCGAGCTGCTCTTGGAATTGTCGAGGCTGGCGGATATGTCCGTCGACGCATCACCGAGATCGACGATGAAGGGGAGGCTGTCTCCTACAGCCAATACACCTTTGTGCCAGGAATCCACCAGACCAAGACTGAGCGCGACATCAGCACTCCTCGGGCTGTTCATCAGGCACTCGCCGGCGTGATTCAAAAGGCGATCGATACCCTCCCGGCGCATCTGAAGGTGTTCGGCAATCACATGTACAGCCCTATGGCTGGCGAAGACGACAAGGAGGCTGCGGAAGAGATCGTGTTCAGGGTCGCTTACGAAACCGGCCCAAGGATGTACACGAAGAAATTCGAGAAGGCGCGCTATGTCGCTGCGGGAGTCTTGTTCCGGTACCGTCGCATGCACCAGGGCGGCCAGAGCGAAGGCGTTGATCCCTGCCCAAGCCCTGAGTCGTTCCGCGCCTGGCTTGACCGTATGCATGGCATTGAACTTGACCCAAGAAACTGGGATAGGGAATGGGACGGCTTTATCCAGGCCTGTTTCGATGCCTGCAACGATCTCGACAAGGCCGCGCTTGTGCCTGTCTCTTCGGCGATAAAAATGATGAAAAATGCTGCTTGACGACAAATGTGCGGCTGAGGCACACTTATCTCCATCGTGACAAATTCGCCTCTGGCGAAAGTCACCACCGAAGCCCTGGCATCTGCCGGGGCTTTTTCGTTTCCAGCCGTCTACGGAGTTCTGCAATGTCTGCTGAATCGAAAGATGTTTGGCTGCTCAAGGGTATCGGCGGTGGCGCGCTGGTCCTGCTGCTCCTGGTTGGAGCGGTAGTAGTTCTGATCTGAATCCTTCTGGGTTGCGACTACGCGGCCGAGGATGGTCAAAGGTGGGTGCCCGGCCCTACCGCGACCTAATACTCCGGGATCGCCTTGGACACGCAGGCGTTAAAGTGAAGTGGGAGCCGGTGGAAGACCGGCACGGAGTGAATGCAGCGGTGCTGATGCTGCGAATCGAGGGTTTATGGCAAGCCCGTGGTGACACAGACGCCTAGGCGCAGCAACGAACACAGAGAGCCAGAAGCCGGAGATCAGCACCGGCCACTCCAAATCACGCATGCGGCAGAAGAAAGCAAGGTTCACCACTGGTGATCAAGGCGAAAGCCCCGGCTCCTTGCTCTGCGGGCGTGACGCCGGCTAGTCCGGCACCTATTCTGCGGCTCTAGCTCAACTGGCAGAGCGCTGTCCTTCCAAGTCGGATGTTGCGGGTTCAAGTCCCGCGAGCCGCTCCAAACTCAATCCATCCCACTCGACGCCAGGCCCTCATACTCAAGTGCTGAGAGGCTTAACCCTGCGCGCGGAGAACGTACATGAAAAGCGAATACCGGCAAGCTGTGGAGTCTGTCATTGCTCAAGAAGCAAAGCTGGCGGAGGTTGAAGGGTTGTATGCTTTGGCGGCTGCCCAAGAACGTAGGCTGGCTGAAGATCTGCGACTTAACCGAGAGACACTTTCCCAATATGAGCATCGTGTAGCTGAGATCGAGTCGCAGATCCTCGGTGCTGGGCGGACCTAACTAGAAGCCGAGGTAGGCGTCGAGCAGTGCAGCATACTGGATCGGACCTTTCGTGGCCTTTTCTCGATTGGATACATCGATGACCACCATTATGTCTTTGGTTGCGTTGAACTCGCTGCCGGTGTACAGCTCAGAGCAAAGCCTTTGCGCCGTGTAGTCCAGTTCGAAGCAGTAGAAAGAAGTCGTTTCATCCCAGTGTTTGTAGCTGGTTAACTCATTGATCTTCTTCTTGAAGGAACTATACCGAGACTGGTAGGTGTCATCAGCCTTGATTTGAAACGTGACAATGAAGTTTGCCATGGGTCCGTCCTGTTTCGTGGTGTAGGAATCACGAGGATAGCACGGGGCCATACCCGCCCATGAGCGGGTCTTTTCTTCGTGAGAGCCACACTACAAGGCCCAGGCAACGACCTGGGCTTTTCTGCATCTGGAGTACGTGAATATGGCCGAGCCGAGTGGTGCGGTAGCAGTCGCCGGCTTGGTCGGTATTGGTGCGTCTGCGTTGATCCCTGGCATTGATGCCAATGCAGTGATCGGGGCTTTTGCTGGGGCTATCTTCTTCGTGGTGTATGCCAAGGACATCTCGGCCTGGGCTCGCCTTGGTTACTTCGCTGCGTCCTGGATCGTTGGCTACTACGTCGCCGGCGAAGTCATTGGGCGGGAGTGGGCAAGGACATCGGGCCTGGTCGCCTTTGGTGGGGCATTGTTCTGCGTCGCAGTGGGCACCAGCTTGCTGGAGTGGGTGCAGGGGGGGAAGACGCCTGGTTGGCTCCGCTTCATAGCGGACCGCTTTGGAGGTCGTAATGGTTGACCCTTGGACTCTGGTAGCCGCGATGATTTGCGGCGCCATCTGCATGCGGTTGGCGACATACCGCCGGCAAGGTGCGAGGTATCGCCGGGGCGTTTCCTGGCTCGCCTACCTGCTGTGCGTTGGTAGTGGGTGTTTCGCCCTGAGCGTGATGCTCGATGCGCTACACGGCTACAGGCTGAATCCTGTCTCCCCTTGGCTGACCCTGGTACTGGCGATCCTGCTCGGCCTTGTCTGTCGTGCGCGGGGGAACCTGGCCCACATTCTGAGGGTGTACTGATGGATGCTCCGCTTCTACTGAAGAACACCGGCACATTCCTGATTTTGTGTGACAGCAACGGGAAGCCGCTCCCTGGCCAGCTTTCGCTGACGGTCAGCAACGACGGCCCTGTTCCAACCGTCACGGTCACGTTCGCACTCGTTAACAAGCGGGTGAGGCTCTGCGGCGAAGAGATGGAGTCGCGCATCTCATACGATGCGTATCTTGAGGCAATTAAGGGAAGGCGCAGCTGATGACCCCAGAACAATTCACATACTGGCTGCAAGGTTTCGTCGAATTAAACGGGGCTCTGCCAAACGAAATGCAGTGGTTGCAGATCAAGGATCATCTGAAGCTCGTCTTCGAGAAGCGAACTCCGAAATACCCCGCTTATCAGTGCCCACCCATCGGCATCGCCCAGGATTTCAAGCAATCCGTCGTTACGTGTTAACTGGGAAATCGTGATGGCTCCGATATCCGGTCGTCCGGCGCGATCATGTGTTCCAGCCGGGGTAACGCGCCACAAATTCGAAATGCACCGTTTTGTGGCGCGAAGCGCTACGAGTTTTCAGCTACGAAACGCTCTAGGCCGTCGATAGAGTAAGAGAGCTCAAACTCCACCTCATGCAGACCACGCGCCCAAAGCTCGCTTTTGGGGCTTGTGTCAGTGCGCAAGCGGAAATTGGCCGATGTGCTTCTGACTGCCGGACCGAAGAAGCACTGCTCCAGTTCAGTCTTTGCGGTTTTTCGCCTTGAGAGGGTCTCGTGCTTTGCCGCTTCCTTGATCTCGTTCTTGAGAATAGAGAGCCGGGTTTTGAGTGAGTCGATACCAGTAGGCGAAAGCCTGGATTTATCAGCGGCGTCGTCAATCAAGCTGCGAGCTTCGTCGTGCCAGCGCCGAAGCTCGTCAGCAATCGCCCGGGCTTCCTGATGATCAATGTCCATGTTGGCTCCACGTCGGGGTTTGGGTGTGCCGCAGCTAAGTGCGGCACTGTTGGCTCATTCGCCCTTGAGGGCGGCCAGGATCTGATCGGCATATTTGTTCAAGTTGTTGAACTCATTCTCAACCACTGCATTGTTGGTGGGTGCATTGCTGACCTTGGCCTCAATAATTTGCAGTGCTGCGGCAACGGCAATGGCACGCTTCTCGCCATCGCTGATGCTCCGTTGGTAGCTCTCCAGTATTGCGTCAATAGCTTTCGACATTGCGTTTCCTCGCATTGATTGGAAATCCATCAGTAGCGGTAAGCCGCCGCTATTTCAAGATACAGGCGATCCATGAGTAGACCAATGCCGCCGGCCGAGATGCTCGAATCACTGTGGCTTATCCTGCGCCCAGCTATCGGCGTGTGGGATTGGGTTCAGCGCGAGATCCTTGCTGACACCGGCAGCATCCATAACCCTGAGCATGCCCACCTGATCGACGCGAACATCCGCGTCCTCTGGGCATCCTCTGGATTCACCAAGCAAGGCCGTTATGTCCTGGGCCAGGCCGAGCAGGTCATGTTCCGCGCTGGAGGTTGGCAGAAGGCCCGGCAAGAGCAGCAGATGCGTGAATGGTTTGGTGAAGAGCCGGACTTCCTCATCACCCTGGCGGCTGACTACTGCTCGCAGTGTTCGGACGTGGAGTTTTGCTCGCTTTTGGAGCATGAACTATTTCACATAGCCCAGAAGACAGACGAGTTCGGCGCGCCAAAATTCAGCTCGGACGGGATGCCGAGCCTCTACTTGCGCGGGCATGACGTGAATGAGTTCGTCGGGGTGGTGCGCCGCTACGGCGCCAGTGAGGCAGTGCAAGAGATGATCGACGCTGCCAGCAAGCCGCCAGAAGTGGCAAAGATCAACATCGCGAGGGCCTGCGGAACCTGTCTGCTCAAGTCGGCCTGATCCATGACAGAGCTAAGACGGAGTGAGCCCATATGGCAGTCCTGAACAATGAGGTGAAAGCCTTCATCGTGCAGGCCCTGGCCTGTTTCGATACCCCCGCACAGGTGGCGGCATCTGTCCGAGAAGAATTCGGTATAGAGGTGAGCCGCCAACAGTGCGAGTCGCATGATCCGACCAAGAGCGCAGGCCGAGACCTGGCCAAGCGCTGGCGGACTCTGTTCGAGGACACCCGCAAGCGCTTTCGCGAAGAGACGTCCGAGATCCCTATCGCCAACCGGGCGTTCCGGCTTCGAACGCTGGGGCGGATGGCCGAAAAGGCCGAGTCCATGAGGAACCTAGCGCTGACCGCCCAGTTGTTGGAACAGGCGGCCAAGGAGTGCGGTGACGTCTATGTGAACCGAAAGGCTGAGCCTGACCGATCCCTGAGTACCCAGCCGGACCACCAGCAGGCGAAAACTGAGTACATCCTGAGACCTGACGAAGATGTCCCGGCTGCCCCGTACCTATGATGCGCCCGTTCAACTGACGCCGAAGCAGGCAAACATCTACGTCTGGGGCTTCCAGCGTAATGCCCGCTTCAGGGATGCGGTCTGTGGTCGGCGGTTTGGCAAGACGTTCCTCGGCAAGGCAGAGATGCGCCGCGCGGCCAGGTTGGCTGCTGAGTGGGGCGTGAGCATCGAGGACGAGATCTGGTACGCGGCTCCGACGCAGAAGCAGGCTCGTCGAGTGTTCTGGCGCCGGCTAAAGCAAGCCATCCCGCGAGAGTGGCGGGAGTGCAAGCCGAACGAGTCGGACATGCTGATCACGCTCAAGAGTGGTCACCTGATTCGCTGTGTGGGCCTGGAGAACTACGACGACCTGCGCGGCTCTGGCCTGTTCTTCGTTCTTGTGGATGAATGGGCCGACTGCAAATGGGCGGCCTGGGAAGAAGTGCTGCGCCCGATGCTGTCTACGTGCGAGTACGTCGTGCCAGGTATCGGCAAGTGCAAGGGCGGCCACGCGCTGCGAATTGGCACCCCAAAAGGCTTCAACCACTGCTTCGACACCTACCGCGACGGTCAGGTCGGCGGCGAGCCAGACCACAAGAGCTGGCTCTATACATCGCTGCAGGGTGGCAACGTCCCGGCTGAGGAGTTGGAAGCGGCCCGCAGGAAGATGGATCCGCGCACGTTCCGCCAGGAGTATGAAGCCAGCTTCGAGAACTACTCCGGGGTTGTCTACTACACCTTTAGCCGTAGCGAGAACAGCACAAGCGAGCGAATCAAGCCGGGAGAGGCTCTGCACATCGGCATGGACTTCAACGTCATGAAGATGGCTGCGGTGGTCTACGTCGTGCGCAATGGCTTGCCCCTGGCCCTGGATGAGTTTCACTCGGTGCGCGATACGCCTGAGATGATAGAGAGAATCAAGGCGCGATTCCCGGGCCACGGCATAGCTGTCTATCCCGATGCCAGCGGCCAGAACACCAGTAGCAAGAACGCGAGCGAGTCGGACCTGTCCCTGCTGCGCAAAGCTGGATTCACGGTGATCGTGGACACCCAGAACCCGAGCGTCAAAGACCGGGTGAACTCGGTCAACGCCATGCTGCTGAACACATACGGCGAGCGCCGACTCAAGGTCAACATCGACCAGTGTCCGCAACTGACCCTGTGCCTGGAACGGCAGACCTACAACGACAAGGGCGAGCCAGACAAGAACCCGAAGAATGGTTACGACCACATGAACGACGCCGCCGGCTACTTCATCGCCAAGCGGTATCCGATAAACGCTCGCCCAGTCCAATCGACACCACTCAGGATGTAACCCCATGTCTAGCAACGACAGCCCTGACATCGTTCTCGATGCCGTTGAGAGGATGCGCCGAGACTGGGAGCTGGTTTCAGACCTCCTGGGCGGTACTAATGCGATGCGAAAGGCAGGAGAGAAGCACCTGCCGAAGTGGCCAAAAGAGGAAAAGGAAAGCTACCAGGAGAGACTGCAGCGCTCGACTCTGCTTCCAGCGTTCTCTGAGACAGTCAAGAACCTGGCCGGTCGCGTTCTGGCGCGCCCGATCACACTGGGAGATGAAGTCCCCGGTGATATCGCTGGTTGGTGTAATGACGACATCGACCTCATGGGGAATAACCTGGATGTGTTTGCCGGAGAGTGGTTTAGGGCTGGGCTTGGCTACGGACTGTGCCACTGCCTAGTTGACTACCCGCCGTCGGATGGCGTGAAAACTATCGCCCAGGAGCGGGAAGAGGGGATTCGTCCTTATGCCGTTCTAATCCGACCGCAGCAAGTTCTGGGCTATCGGTATCGAGTCGAGCGCGGCCGCCCTGTCCTTACCCAATTTCGGTACATGGAGGAGATTGAGGAAGAAGATGGGGAGTTCGGATCCAAGAATGTCCAACAGGTTCGCGTTCTTGAGATCAACCGCTGGGCTACCTATCGACGCGATGGCAGTGGTTGGGCGTTGCATGATGAAGGCAAAACCACTCTCAACAAAATCCCGCTTGTGACGTTCTACACCGGCCAGACCGGGATCATGACCGCCAGGCCTCCTCTGATTGAGCTGGCACATCTGAATGTTACTCATTGGCAGAGCCAAAGCGACCAGCGCAATCTCCTGCACGTGGCGAGAGTACCTATTCTGGTGGCGATTAATGCTGGGGATGCGGTCGGGCCAGACGGATCGCCGATTCCATGGGAAATGACGGTAGGAACATCCTCGGCAACGCGTATTAACGGTGACGGTGCCGACCTTAAGTTCGTTGAGCATGGCGGCAGGGCTATGGAGGCCGGCAGGCAGGACTTGCAGGACCTGCTGGAGGAGATGCGCATTGCCGGCGCTAGGCTCCTTCATCGCGATGCCCAGGCGGTAAAAACCGCTGCACAAGCCAACGAAGAGGCTGCGGAGAAGATTAGCGCCCTCGAAACCATGGGTAATGCGTTTGAGGACGCAATAGACCAAATGCTGCAACTCTTCGCAGACTGGACGAATCAAGAGAGCGGTGGCTTTGCGACGGTTGAGGGCAACTACGACACCGACTACGCGCCCGAGGTGAGCCTGCCAGTGCTCAAGCAGATGGCAGACTCCAACTTCCTAAGTCAGGAAACTCTCTTCAACGAGGTGAAGCGCCGCGGCGTCATCAGCGACTCGTTGAAGTGGGAGGACGAGCAAGAGCGCATTCTTAACCAGGCTCCCACGATATGACTCGCTTGGAAATCTTGCTGGCGGAGCTGTATACCGACCATGGTATCGACTTGATCAGGACCACGGCGGGTATGTCGAAGGAAGTTGAGGAGAAGATCACCGAGTTGGCAGAGGAGCTTATCAAGCTCCTACAGGGCCGTCGGCTGCCGTTGAAGAACGTCAAGGAGGTCAACGCGATCCTCGACGAGGCGGCCAAGGCAATCAAGGCGCAGTACACCGAGATCGCTGCGGCGCATGATGCCAATCTTCGGCAACTCGCGGTCATCGAAGGAGGCTTCGCGTCGAGCTCAGTCAACAGCCTGGTGAGCCGGCCAATCATGCTCGGCGTCGGCAAGAACCGACTCAGCGCCGTGGTTGCGAATACGCTCATCGAGGGCGCGCCTACCAAGCAATGGTGGCTCAAGCAGGCTGCGGATGTGTCGTTTCGGTTCGCCGGTGTGGTGCGCAATGGCTTCGTGAACGGCGAGACCACGGAACAGATGGTCACCCAGATCGTTGGCCGCCGGGCTCGGGGCGACCAACCGCCGGTGAAGGGCTTCATGGATGTCAGCAAGCGCGCGGCTCGGACCTTGGTCCACAACAGCGCCCAAGCGGTGGCCAATGGCGCCAGGATGGAGGTCTACAAGGCCAATTCTGGCGAAAATGGACCGGTGAAAGGCTATCGCCAGCTCAGCACCCTGGACTCGCACACCACTGAAATCTGCATGGTCTACGACCAGAAGACCTGGGATCTGCAGTTCATGCCTGTGGGGCACTCGTTGCCGTACAAGCAAGGTTGCCCGCGGCACTGGGGGTGTCGCAGTACCACTCTGCCTTGGCTCAAAACGATGCGTGAGCTAGGTATCGACGTCGACGAGGTGAAGAGCACCCGGGCGTCGATGGACGGCCAGGTGCCGGCCAGTCTGAACTTCGAGACATGGCTCAAGGGTAAGTCGAAGGCCTTCCAGGACGAGAAGCTGGGGCCCGGCCGCGCCGACCTCTGGCGCCGAGGCGTCATCACCTTGAGTGACCTGTTGGACCAGCGGGGCAACCCGCTGAGCCTAGCCCAACTCAAGGCACTCTATGCGCCCGACTGAACGAAGACTTCAACACCAAGCCCGCCATTGCGCGGGCTTTTTCATGCCCGACGTTCGGATGAACAGGGCGCGTGGCCGGATGGCCGTAGAAACCGGGCGGATGCCCAGGAGAAACCATGAAACTCAAGCTCGACGAAAACGGAAATGCAGTTCTGCAAGACGGGAAGCCCATCTACGTGCACGAAGATGGCAAGGAGGCTCCGTTTGATGCCGCAGCGGCGGTGGCAAAGATTTCGGCCCTGAATCGTGAGGCTCAAGGCCATCGTGAGGCAAAAGAGGCGGCTGAGGCCCGCGCCAAGCTGTTCGAAGGCATCGACGATCCGGAAGCTGCAGTCAGGGCGCTGGAAACAGTGAAGAACCTCAAGGACGGCGATCTCGTTACGGCTGGCAAAGTCGAAGAGATCAAGTCGGCCGCCAAGCGCGCTGCCGAAGAGCAGGTTCAGGCCGCAGCGAAAGCCTCTGCTGAGCGAGAGAAGCAGCTTCAGGGTGATCTGGAGAAGCTCCAGGGGCAACTGCACAACGAGTTGATTGGTGGCAGCTTTAGCCGCTCTAAGTTCATCGCCGACAAATTCGCTATCCCGGGCGATCTGGTGCAGGCCCGATTCGGTCAGGCCTTCCGGATCGAAGAAGGCAAGGTAGTGGCCTACGACCAGGCGGGAAACAAGATTTTCAGCCGATCCCGCCCGGGAGAGGTGGCTGACTTTGACGAAGCGCTCGAAACCTTGGTCGATCAGTACCCCTACAAAGACCAGATTCTGAAAGGAGCCAACCAGTCTGGAAGCGGCGCCCCTAACGGCGGCACGCCGGCAAACGGCGGTGGGCTGAAAGGCAACTTCGGAGGCAATCGCGAAGACCGGCTCGCCGCTATCAAGTCGCAATTCCCTGATCTGGCCAAGGCCTGATCGGAGTCTAGCTGTCATCCCGGATGGGGTACGGCGCTCCAGGGCGGACGCCCTGACACTTCACTAAATCCAGCCCATCCGGGCGCACCTAGAGAGGAAACACCATGGCACTTTCCGATATGGAGGTGTTCAACACCTATTTCATGCCGGCCACCGTCGAGACGCTGAGCCAGATGGTTGAGCGATTCAATGCGGCGTCCGGTGGCGCGATCCTTCTGACCACTGACGGCTTCGACGGCGACTTCCTGCAAACCAGTTTCTATGCAGGCCTGGCAGGGGCTCGCCGTCGCGTGAACCGCTACGGCTCGAATGACGCAGTAACTCCGGTTGATCTGACCCAGCTGAAGCACAATACCGTCAAGGTGGCTGGTGGCTTCGGCCCGGTTCGATACGAACCATCCCAAATGACCTGGCTGCGCAAGCCGACTGCTGAAGGTGTCGAAGTCGCCTCCCGCTACTTCGCCGAGTCTCTTCTGCAGGATCAGTTGAACACAGCCGTTGCCGCCCTGGTAGCCGCCATCAGCAACCAAGGCGCCGCTACCACTGTCGACGTGTCCGATGCCAAGAAAGTGGACTACATTGCGGTCAACGATAGCCACGCGCTGTTCGGCGACCACTCTAGCCAGCTCATCGCGCAAGTTATGGATGGTGCCCAGTTCCACACCTTCATTGGCCAGAATCTGACCAACGCTCAGCAACTGTTCCAATCCAACGGCGTGCGCGTGGTGGATATCCTCGGTCGCTTGATCGTGGTGACCGATGCCCCGGCGCTCTACACCCCAGCAGTGACCGATCCGGCTGCTCCTGCCAAGCGTCGCGTACTCTCGCTGACCCAAGGCGCCGCAACTGTCCACGATGCCCGAGACCTGATCTCGAACATCGAGACCAGCAACGGCAAAGAGCGCATCGAGACCACTCTGCAGATCGACTACAGCTTCGGCGTAGGGCTGCGCGGGTATGCCTGGGATGTAGCTAATGGTGGGGCATCCCCGGATGATGCCGCTCTGTCCACCGGAGCCAACTGGGACAAGGTTGCAACCAGTGTGAAGCATACCGCTGGCGTTCTGGCTGTCGGCCAGGCCTAACCATCGGCGCGGACGGTGTAAAAGCCGTCCGCGCAATAGGAGGTCCAGATGACTCAGCGGATTTTGTTTTTCACGGCAGGACCTGCGCTGACCGAGGCAGAGAAGTCCGTAGTTGAGCAACTCAACGCTCTCACCCCGCCAACCTATAGCGTAACTGTCCACAATGGGGCGGTTGAGCCTGACTATGTGGTTCCTGGCGACTACGCAGCAGGTGCAATTCCTCAGGCATATGCAGGCCTTCCGGTGTTCGACCCGGACAATCCTCCAGCCCCGGCAGTGGGTGAAGGCCAGGTTGTGGTTAGCAATGACGCGACTGTTTCAGTGCTGCCTGCCAGCGGCTCGATGGCGCTAGCTTCCGGTACCGCTGATGTTGCAAGCGGGGCTCTCGCTGGTATCCGTTTGGCAGCGACTGCGGCTGTGGTAGCCAACGGTCAAACAATCTCAGTCGCGGGCGGAACGGTGACCTTAAGTGTTGCGGCGAACGTGGTGACTGCTGTCTTCACTCCGGAGTAATCGAAATGACGATCGTATACGAACCGCATCCCATCACGCCGGAGCGCAAGGCTGAGTTGCGGGCGATGGGGTATCGAATCGTTGATGCTGCTTTTGCTCCGCTGGCTAGCGATGCAGCAAGGGGGCAGGAACAGCCCGCCATTGACGACGACTTGGACGGCATGGACGCCGAACAACTGCACGCACTGGCCAAGGCGCGGGGTGTCAGCGTCCACCGTAACGCCGGGCCTGAGAGGGTGAGAAAAGCGTTGCGGGAGGCTTCCGAATGAAGACCTACATCGACGTTGCAGACGTTGATGCTGCTCTAGGCTCCGATTGGGCCTCTCCTGAAAAGAAGGAGCGCGCGGTGTTGATCGCCAACGTCTGGCTCACCAATCGAAAGCTCCCTGAGCTGAACTCCATTCCGGAAGAGTGGAAGCTTGCTGGAGCAGAGGTGGCGCGAGATGCAGCCAAAGGGCTGGTGTATGGAAGCCGAGAGACTGGCGTCCAAACAAAGAGCGTCAGTGCCGACACGGTATCGAGCAGCAAGACTTACCGAGAGGGGGCTCAGACATTCACCGCCGGAGAGTCGCTAGCCATGGCGCTCCTGGCCCCCTGGCTGTCGGGTTCTGGCGGAGGTATGAGCCAGTTCAAGCTATCCAGAGGGTAGGTCATGGGCCTTCGAGACGAGATTCATGCGGACATTGCTGCCGCGTTCGACACCGACCTTGCCGACGCAGTTAAGCCTTTCACTGGCGTCCGCAAGGTTCAGGGTGAGTACGATCCTGAAACCGGTGGGCCTTCTGAGACGACCATTACCTATTCCGGTCGCGGTGTATTTGGCAGATACAAGGCGAGCGAAATTGATGGATCTCTGATTAAGACCTTCGATACCAAACTGCTCGTTCTACAGGCAGAGCTTTCCGAGACGCCCATGGTTGGGGACCTCATCAATGACTACCGCACTCTGAATGTCTCGGAAGACCCTGCCAGCGTTACCTGGACCATCCAGATGAGGAAATAGCTGTGGCCAGAGGCTCGCATATGCGGCAGCGGTATTCTGGCCGGCAAGGAAGTTTTTCTGCGGCAGTTGCTGAGTTCCGCGACCAAGCCTTGGCTGCCGGCGATGCGATCTACCAGCGGATCATGCTGGACCTGTCGGTCAAGGTGATCGAGAAATCTCCAGTCGGTGACCCGGAGCGGTGGGCCGCGAACGTCGCCTACCGCCAGCGAGCGAGTGCTGCGGCGGACCGCTACGACGAGAACGTCGCGATTCGCAACACCCTGATCAACCTGAATCCGAGCAACTTCACCAGGAACGGGAATCTGCGTCGAGGCGTGAAGCACGCAAAGCCGCTGACCAAGGCGGAGCGTGACCAGAACTTCGACGTCAACGGGATGGTGGCCGGACGCGGGTATGTTGGCGGGCGCTTTCGGGCCAACTGGCAGTTCAGCATTGGCACGGCCGCACAGGGGGAGATTGATGACGTCGACCCGACTGGCAGCAAGGCAATTTCTGCAGTGACCGCTGGGGTCCAGCCGCTGAAGCTCGGAGATACCGCCTACCTGGTGAACAACCTGCCGTATGCGGTACCGCTGGAGTACGGGCACTCCAGCCAGGAGCCGGCTGGCATGGTCCGGGTGACCATCGCCGAATTCCAGCAGATTGTGGAGGCCGCCGTCAGGGCGGGCCGCGTGTAGCTGAACCCTGTTCAATCCGCCCCGCAAGGGCGCTCAACACGCAGCTAGGCCCGTACAGCCGAACGGCGGATGTCCGCTCATCCGTCCGCCCCGCTGCGTCTCTACTCGGCCACCAGACCAATCAAATAAGCAGGCTAGGTTCGCTACCGAAAAGGGTCGGTCCGCTCCGCCTACGCCCCTGCCTGCTTACCTATTCCAGGCGGAAGGAGCTATATCCATGACCGATGTTATTCAGCTTGTTCACTCCGCCGGCGAGGCGCGCGTCGATAGTCGCGTGATTGCCGAGCAACTAGGGGTTAAGCACAAGCACAGCTTTGCCCTTGTCACGCGCTATCAGCGGAAGTTTGAGGAACTTGGCCAACTGCCGTTTCAAAAGGAAGTTGGTCGGCGGGCCCAAGGCGGCGGCAGGGCTGAGCGTTTCGCATTGCTGAATGAAGATCAGGCGTACTTTCTCCTGAGCCTTTCCCGGAATAGCGACCTGGTGGTCGACCTCAAGCTCCGGCTGGTGAAGGCTTTCCGCGACGCCCGTAATCAAGCCGGCCTGGACAGCGTGATGGGTATGATCCTGCTGACGGCTCCTGCTCCATGGGAGAAGCGCTTCGGCGATGACTACTACCGTGCTCTGGCCAGGATCACCGGCACCGTTTTCGAAGGTCATGCCAAGGGAACGCCGGCTATCTATGGCCAGATCACCGACCGCTGGATTTACGCCGCCATCCTGCCGAAGGAGGTGCATGCCGAGCTAAAGGCTCGCCGCGGTGAAAGCGAAAGGATGCACCAGTGGCTGACCGATGGAGGCCGTGATCGGCTCGACCAGCAAATCCGCATGGTCACGCTGATCGCGGATAGTTCGATTGACCGCAAAGACTTCGAAGCTAGGTGCATGCAGGCATTCGGGCTGCCGGGCCAGCTCCGCCTGATCTATCCGCAAGCCGCCTAACCCAACCCCGACGAACGAAAGCCCGCCTTGAGCGGGCTTCGTCGTTTTTGGAGAGGTGTATGTCCCATTCTCTTGCTCGCCAAGCTATCGAGGAAAAGCTCAACTCATGGGCGAAAGGCCGACCCATCCGCGTGGCGTTTCAAGCATCCAGTTTTACACCTGATGCTGGAGAGACATACCTCCGAGGGTATCTACTTCCAAGCGGGACCAGCACCCCTCATTTGGGTGGCGAGGCTCTCGAGTTTCGGGGTGTCTACCAGGTCAGCATCGTCTGCCCGTCGGGCCAGTCATTAGGGATTGCAGAATCGCTTGTTGATGAGATCACTTCTCTGTTTCGCGTTGACTCGCGCCTGTCGCGCGGCGAGTTCGAAGGCATTGTTTCCGGCCCTGTAGAACAGGGCCCGACCATCTTCGATGACGCCACCTACATCGTCCCAACCAGCTTCGCCTATCGCGGCGCGGCTGACCAATAGCCCGATCGGGCACAACCATCCGCCGCCTGGCGGGCTTTCAAGAGGAAATACTCATGGCCGCACGCTTCCCGCTGCCAAATGGCAGCGTGCTGGAAATTGCATCCACACTGGGGGCCGCCGTTGCTTTCACGGCAATTACCAACGCAAAGCCGCCGATTGCCAGTGCTACTGGTCACTCCCTGGAGGTCGGCGATGCCGTATTGATCACCTCTGGCTGGGCCAAAATCTCTGACCGTGCCAGCCGCATCGGAGAGGTCACATCCGACACCTTCGCGTTGGGCGGACTGGATACCACCAACACCGAGATCTACACCCCGGACTCCGGCGTTGGCTCGGTGACTCCGGTGGAGACCTGGGTCCAGATCTCGAAGGTCACCGGCTTTTCCTCTTCGGGGGGCGAGCAGCAATACCTGACCGTCGGCTACCTGGAAGAGGATGATGATCGGCAGTTCCCCACCAACCGGAACCCGCTTTCCCTGGAGATTACGGTCGAAGACCAGCCGTCCGCCGCATATGTCGATGTGGTCGAGAGTCTTGGGGAAACGAAAGCACTGACCGTCATCCGGCTGAAACTGCCGAGTGGTGACCAAATCCTGTATCCCGGCTACGTGAGCATCACCAGTTCGCCGACCATGGAGCGCAATCAGTTGATGACCCGCACCATCAGCATTGGCCTGTCTGGTCGTCCGCTTCGATACCTGGCGGCGTAAGGAGGGGGTATGAGCAAAGTCAAGTTTTCCCTGGACCCGAAGCCTACTTTCATTGCTCCAGTACCAATCCCATTGCATGGCGGTGGCAGTGCCGAGGTGAAGTTCACCTTCAAGCACATGCCAAAGGATGATCTCGACGCATTCCTGAAGGGAGTGGGCGAACTGTCTGACCGCGAGGCGATTATGTCCGTCGCGGCAGGATGGGAGCTCGACGACGCGTTCAACGACGAGAACGTCCAGCGGCTGCTGCAGAACTACCTCGGCGCCGGCCCGACAGTTGTCAGGGTGTACATGGAGCAGATCACCCAGGCCCGCCTGGGAAACTGACCAGCGCGGCGGCAGCCCTGTACAAAACAGGGCCTGATGCGGAGGCCCTTGCTGCGCTGGGGCTCAGGCCTGATGACCTACCGGTGGAAGAGGTGACCATCTGGCCTGAGAACTGGCGGGCTTTCCTGTTGTTTCGCGACATGTCCACCCAGTGGCGAACAGGCATGAACGGTCCCACTGGACTGGACTACGGCGTCTTACAGGACATCTTACGGCTGCGCGGAGTGCCGCAGGCGCAATGGTCCGAACTGTTCGATGCCATCCAGATGATGGAAGCCGCCGCGCTGTCAACAATTCATGAAGGATAAGTGTGATGGATATTGCATCCCTTGGCATCGCCGAATACTCGGACACCTCAGACCAGGTAGCTCAGGAATAGACTGCCTGATGCTTCGGCTCCGAGAGCCCCCTTCAGCCACGTAGATCCGCACACGGTTGGGTTCTCGTGCTGGCGTGGTGATGGTAGATTGCGGGCTTTTAGGAGGCTGGATATGGAAAACGGTTCCTCTTTGCTGCTCGGTTTTATCTTTTTGATGGGTGGATTAATCCTCTACTTTCTACCTGCAATAATCGCTGAGAATAGAAGACATCATAATAAAGGGGCGATCATTGTACTGAATCTGTTTCTCGGGTGGACCTTTGTTGGGTGGGTTGCCGCCTTGGTGTGGGCAGCATCCTCTACAGGAGAGAGTGAGCGCGGGGGCGCAGTGAGCGGAAACAATCCCAATATGCAAACCCAGGCAAATGAGCTTCGTCCATGTCCGTACTGTGCAGAGATGATTAAGTGCGCTGCGATAAAGTGTCGTTACTGTGGGGCTGATATTGACGCGGTGCCGGAGAAGCCAGCCCCAGTCGGACTGAGTGTAGGCTGGGCTGTAAAAGTGAAGTGTAAGTCTGCGGAAGATATTGATAGTGCTATGGCCAAGTTTGATGAGTTGAAACTGCCTGTAGCTTCAGTCTCGGGCTTGACGGTTATAGTCGGGCCATTCCCAGACAAGCGCTCGGCCAACTCAGTATTGAGAGCGCTTGGGATTTCGCACCATATCCATGGTGATCTTTACTGGCTCAAAGGTCGGTAGACTCAGCTAAGAGTTTGTTCGAAGAACCGCCCCCGGGCGGTTTTTTATTGTCCGGAGAAAAGCATGACGACCATAGCTGAGCTTGGCGTACGGGTGAACTCGCAAGGCGTTGACCAGGCGGCTCAGGATCTGGATCGCTTGGCTGGTTCCGCCGTCAGTGCGGAAAGCGCGGTTGATTCAGTCGGAGAAACCTCTGCCCAAGCATCCGCACGTATCTCCAATATGGTTCGCGCCTCGCTAGAGGCTAGTGATTACCATCAGAGGCTTGCGAAGGCGGCTACCAGCAGTAGCGCAGCCCTCGAGAAGGCGAATGCCTCGACCATCGACTGGACCAAGTACCAGGAGGAGATCAACGCTCGCGGGCAAGCCATCATCCAGTCTCAGCAGCGCATTGCCGAACAGGCCAAGAAGTCCGCTACCGCAGTTCAGGAGCAATCTACCGGTCTCGATGCCGGCAGCCGGAACCTTGCCAGGTTCAACGATCAGTTGGGTCGGACCGGCCTTACCGCCAGGCAAACCCAGGCCGCTATGCGGGGGCTTCCCGCGCAGTTTACGGACATATTCACCAGCCTCCAGGCTGGTCAGTCGCCAATGCAGGTATTTTTGCAGCAAGGCGGTCAAATCAAAGACTCGTTTGGCGGGATTGGCCCGGCTCTGCGGGCGGTTGGTGGGTATGCGCTGAGCTTGATTAACCCAATTACCGGATTGGCTGCTGCTGCCGGCACGCTTGGCTTTGCTTTCTACGACGCAGAGAAAAAGGCTGCCTCCTTCAGCAAAGCTATCTTTGCTGGGAATGGCGCGGCAGGCATGACTGGGTCGGCTCTGGCCCAAGTTGCTAAGCAGGCTGCTTCGGTCTCCGGATCATTGGCCAGCGCGAATCGAGCTGCTATTGCATTGGCAGCCAGCGGAAAGGTTGGGGCCGGCCAACTCCAGAGCCTCACGGAAACGACTAGCGCAATCGCTCAATTTACCGGGCGGGATATTGAGGATGTGGCGAAGTCCTTGTCAGAGCTGGGGGATGATGCGACTAGGGCAGCGGCACGAGTTAGCGAGCAGTATCGGCTGCTGAGTTACGAGCAATATCAGGCGATCAAGGCGATCGATGAGCAAGGCGACCATCAGCAGGCTGTCGATCAACTGAACGAGGATCTGCATCGTAACGCTCAGGAGAGGCTGAAACAGTATCGCGAGTCTCTGTCTGGTGTTGAGCAGGGATGGGACGCAGTTAAAACGGCGATCGGTAATGCCTACGCTGCAATCCGTGCTGACTTGTTTCCAACCCTCAATGAGCAAATACAGACGCTCCAACGGACATTGGATCAACGGCAAAACGCTCCGTTTCTGTCGAATGCTTTGCGTGGCGCACTAACTGGCGCCGCAACTGGCTTGCCTGGCGTGGCCGCTACCGGAGCACTATTTCAGTCCTTTCGGGATCAGTTCAGCTCCACAGAGGCATTGAAGGAGCAGAACAGCCTCTTGCTCGTCCGAAAAGACTTGTCCGAGCAGAATGCCAAGTCGGAGGCTGAGCTGGGCGAGGCTGACCAGCAGCTCATCGCCATTGAGAAAGAGCTGGGCGACCAGTTAGGCAACGTCTCCCCGGCGGCCAAGCGAGCGAAAGCCATTGATGAGCTGACCAAGAGGTACGTCGCCGGCTACCGCGCGGCCGAGAAGATGATCTCGGCAGGCAAGTTGAGCGCGCTTCCCGACTGGCTCAAGGGTGTGAATATTGTCGGTGATAGCGTATCAGGCGGAACCTTCGACAAGCTGGTGGCTGGCATCAATCAGCGGTTCAAGGACCCGAAGGCGGCCAGGTCTTCTCAATTTCGTGATGATGCTGCTACCCAGTACCTGTTGCGTCTGCGCGAGCAGCAGGGAGCCCTGGAGCAGCAACTTGGTACCAGCGAGAAACTGTCCGCTTCGCAGCGTGAGATGGCGAAGTGGGAGCAGCAGATTGCGGACCTGAAGGTGAAAGCTGTCCTGACTGCCGATCAAAAGTCTCTCTTGGCTAGGGAGGCGGAGGTTCGCGCGCAGCTTCAGAAGAACGTGGCGCTCGAGGCCGAGGCGAGGAAGAAGGAGGAAATCGCCAGGATCGACGCGTACCGCGCAAACCTTGAGGGGCGCCTGCGCTCAGTGCAGCAGGGGTACGAACTGCAGATCGCTGGCCTTGGTGCGGGCGATGAAGAGCGCCGGCGCATTCAGGACCGTTTGAAGCTGGAGCAGGAGTACCAGAGCCAGAGCGCCAAACTGCAGGAGCAGCGCAACCGCGGCGAAACCAACGGCGGTATCAGCCAGAGCCAGTACGAAAAGGAACTCTCTGCTCTGGACGATTATCACCGTAAGGCGCTGGCCAAGCAGAACGACTACTTCCATCAAGTCGATGAGGCTCAGAAGGATTGGTCGCTGGGAGCCAGATCGGCGTTCAAGACCTATCTGGAAAGTGCTCGGGACGTGGCGGGCCAAACCAAGAGCCTGCTCACCAACGCGTTCAGCAGCGCGGAGGACTCAATCGCCAACTTCGCCACGACCGGCAAGCTGTCGTTCTCCGACTTCGCCAAGAGCATCCTGGCGGACATGGCGCGGATTGCAACGCGCGCCGCTGCCTCGCAGGCCCTTTCGTCCCTCTTCGGCGGCTTCTTCGGCGGTGGAAACGCTGCCGCGCAGTCGGGTGTCGACAACCTGGTGAGCAACAGCGGGCTGTTCGCCAACGGTGGTGCGTTCGCCGGCGGCGTGCAGATGTTCGCCACTGGCGGGGCCTTCACCAACAGCGTGGTCAGCACGCCAACCGCGTTCGGCATGAGCGGCGGCCGCCTGGGTGTGATGGGCGAAGCGGGGCCAGAGGCAGTGATGCCGCTGACCAGAACCTCGTCCGGCGCCCTCGGTGTGCGCGCTATGGGCGGCGGCGGTTCGCAGATCAACGTCGAGGTGAACATTGCCTCGGATGGTTCGGCCAACGTCTCCAGCAGCCAGCCTGGCCTGGACCAGTTCGGTCGCGACATCGGGACGTTCGTCGAGCAGAAATACCGACAACTCCTGGCGCGTGATCTGCGGCGTGACGGTGCGATCGGCCGGGCCATCAACGGGTAGAGCACATGGCAATCGAAACCTTCACTTGGGCCACCGAGAGCGGTGGCGAGGGCGACATAACCTTCGCCACCAGGTCCGCGCAATTCGGTGACGGCTACAAGCAGTTGGTGAGCGAAGGTCTGAACAGCAAGTCCCAGAGCTGGCCGGTGTCCATCACCGGGCCGGCGGCGACCATCAAGGCCGTGATGGACTTCCTGGACCGCCACACCGGAGCGCGTGCATTTCTCTGGACGCCGCCCCTGGGCGACTTGGGCTTCTACACCTGTGCGGGCTACCGGCCCGTCAACCTCGGTGGCCGGGTCTACCGGCTGACCGCGACCTTTGAACAGGCATTCCATCCATGACACTGATCACCGATATCCAGAAGCTGGAGCCGGGCGGCGAGGTCGTGTTGTTCGAGCTTGACGGCAGCGACTTCGGCGCCGACGTGGTCCGGTTCCACGGTCACGCTATCCCGCACAGTCCGCAGGAACTGGCCGCCGCCGGCGCCAACGCCGACCAGTTGCCGGCGAAATCGATCTGGTGGCAGGGCCGCGAATACGCGGCCTGGCCGGTGCAGATCGAGGGCATCGAGGCCAACAGCGATGGTACTGCGGCGCGGCCGAGCTTCACCGCCGGCAACGTCAATGGCCGGATTACGGCGCTCTGCCTGGCGTTCGAGGACCTGCTCCAGTTCCGCCTCACCATCCGGACGACGCTTGCGAAATATCTGGACGCGGCGAACTTCCCAGGCGGCAATCCCGACGCTGATCCCTCCCAGGAGATCGTCGAAATCTGGTACTTGGACCAGAAAACCAGCGAGGACGGCCAGTACGTGGCCTGGGAACTGGCCTCGCCAGGCGACGTTGGCGGCGAGCAGGTCGGCCGGCAGATGACCACCCTGTGCCACTGGGCGATGACGGGCGGGTACCGCGGGCCCGACTGCGGCTACACCGGCCCGTACTTCGACATCGACGGCAACCCCACCGATGACCCAGCCCGGGACGAGTGTGATGGCTGCCTGGGCACCGGTTGCATCCCGCGCTTCGGTGAAGGCAACCAACTGCCCTTCGGCGGCTTCCCTGCCGTCTCGATCATCGCCAGGAGCTGACCATGCTCAAGCACATCCTGTCTGCCGTGCAGAAGCACGCTGCGGCAGAGTATCCGCGCGAGTGCTGCGGACTGATCATCCGTTCTGGCCGGAGCCAGCGATACGTTCCCTGCGAAAACACCGCTGCCGACGCCGGCGAGGAGTTCCGCATCGCGCCGGAGGCGTATGCAGAGGCAGAGGACCAGGGAGAGATCGTCGCCGTGGTGCATAGCCACCCCGATGCCACCAGCCGACCGAGTGCCGCAGATGTCGCGATGTGCAACGCCTCGGGCCTGACTTGGCACATCCTGAGCTGGCCGGAGGGCGACCTGCGTACCATCGAGCCCGTCGATCAGGTGCCGCTGCTCGGGCGCGCGTTCGTGCATGGGGTGCAGGACTGCTGGCAGGTCTGCGCCGACTGGTACCAGAGGGAGTGGGGCATCGAGTTCCCGCACTTCGAGCGTGCCGATGGCTGGTGGGAGCGGGCAGACGGTCCAAGCCTCTACGAACAGCGGTTCGAGGCTGCTGGCTTCATCCGGGTGGACCGGCCGCAGCGCGGCGACATGATCGTGATGGCGGTGGGGCGCACCGCGCACCCGAACCACGCTGGGATCTACCTGGCGGACGACCCATCACTACCTGGCGAGGATGCGCAGCACTTCGGCGCCGGGCCGTTCCTGTTGCACCACCTGTATGGGAAACCCTCAGAAATCATCGTGTTCGGCGGGCCGTGGCTCGACCGGATGCGACTGGTGCTGCGGCACGTCAGCTAAATCAATCGCTAAAGCGGCTAGGCCGCAGGAGGATGTATGAACACCAACGATTCTTGCACCAAAATCACCGCATGCCTGGACGTGCTGGCAGTAGCGCTCGCAAGTCACGGCCACAAGTGGTCGGACAGGGAGCGCCAAGCCTACGAAGAGGCTATCGAGCTGGCCTCTACTTCTGCCGGTTGTAGGGAGACTGGTTCGTCGGCTTCAGACTAATGCCGAGCTCAGACGCCTTGGTATAGACGGCGTCCTCCGTTCTCCCAAGCTTCAGGCCAATAACACGTGTAGGCGTGTTCTCTTTGGCGAGGCGCTTGAGTTCGGCGACATCCTCTGCGCTCCAGGGCGTGCCGGTGTTTCTATCAGAAATGGACATTTGACCTCCGTGGTCAGTAGCTCGCGCCGATTTTGGCGCACCCGGTCCCTGGGCCCTTTTGCTCAGGGTCGGGAACCCTGTGAGGTCATAACGCTACTACGCCTCTTCCGATGCCGGTAGCTGGGGATGCGTACAGATCTGACAGGCTCCAGTGCAGGCTTCGTCGTTTCCGGTGGTGACCACCTTAAATCAGACCAGATTCTTGCTTGAAAGCGAAAAACAACGCCTTCTAAATCGGCGATCCTGGCTTCACCGGCCAAAAAAGCAAAACCCCCGAGAGCTGGCCGGCTTCGGGGGTTTTTGTTTCCACCCCATGAGATAGGCATGAGGAGAACGTACTTGGATTTTAGCAAGATCATTCGCGAGGTGCGAATCATGACTGACAAACTGTCGCCGCCGCGCTTTTGGGCGCTTTGGTTGGTTTTCTTCGTGATTGCTGTTGGCTACCTGTCCAGCAATCTTCCGTGGGACAGGCTGCTCGGTTGAGAGATGCGCAGTCAGGGTGGGAGAAAATGAACGCAAAGGACGCTGGAATCGTTGGCAAGCGGCTAGCCAACGCCGCACTCATCCTAGCCACAGGCGTAGCTATTGCATCCATCATAGCAGCCATCGGAGTTGTGCTGGGTTGACTGAAACCGGCCGCTAAGCGATCGGCGCTGCGGTATCGGAACGCGAAATGAAGCGGCTGTGCCGCGGGAGGAGAGTATGCAGCAGCGCTACTTGCTAACCATCCATGACCTATTTACGGTGCGCGTTGGCGTGCGGTGCGGCGGCGAGGCGTTCGTGGCAATCCTCGACGATCAGGATGAAATCGACCGATTGAGATTCGCCGGCATGACGAGTCCAGGTAGCGCTGGGTATTGTCGTAGCTATTCCGGGAAGCCTGGGCTCACCGCACGACTGGTTTCTGGTCCAGGGCGTATCACCTTCGAAGCGATCAGCTCGGCGGCGTGAGTCCGCCTACAAAGTTGTCAGTGCCCACCTCGTGCGAGCCGTATTCGACGCCGAAGCCTTCGCCGTGCAGTAACGCCTCAGCGTCCACTGCTTCCTTGGACGTATAAATATCCATGAATCTCCAAGGTGCGCTCTGGACAACCGCCCAGCCTAGAACCCAGCCGGGACTGCCCGGGTCTTTAGGCAGATTGTGGACGAGACTTCTAATGATCATGTGATCTCCATTGTCAGGTGAATACCTTCCGGTGTCTTACGGCAGGGCACGCAGTACATGTCCTATCTCATAGTCGCCCAGGTTCACCACCCAGCTTCCTTCCAATGGAGCCAGATAGCCGAGCCTGGTGCCGTCAGGGGCAAAGAGCACAGAGTCAATAATGCTGAAGGGTGGCTGTCCAGGCACCGTCGTTTGTCCAATGCCATCCACGATGTAACCAAGCACCTCCGTCGAGGCTCTGCTCTTGAAAATTGCCCACTTCCCAATTAGATACGACTTTTCGGCCATAAAATGCTCCTTGTAGCTGTGGCAGATATCCATTGCGGCCTCGTGGTCTGTTTTGACGAGGCTGTTCAAGATTACGGGACCTGAGTTGCTGGTGGCACTGTGATTCTATCCAGCCTTGAAACGACTGAGGTAGACCCAGCGGTACGGCAGGATGCGTCTGGTACTGCGTTATCGAGAACGCTCCTTGTCCGCTTGAGTCCAGCTGTGTGCTGGGTTCTCGTGCTGGCGTGGTGATGGTAGAGTCCGTCCCTTTCCAAAATCGCTGCGGAGAGCAAGGGATGCGCACCCTGGGAATTCTCGTGCTGCTGGTTGGAGTCGTGATGCTCATCAGCGCGCTCGCCATGGACACTACTGTCGGCACCATGTCTGGCGATCGAGTGAACAACATAGGCCTCATTGCTGCCAGAGAACAGAGAACAATCATTGCCGGCATTGCACTGACTTATAGGCGTGCTGCTTGTAGTGCTTGGAAAAAGGAAGGTGCTTACGCCGACGCCTGCAGTTGCCTTTGACTCTCGGCCATGTCCGTATTGCGCAGAAACTATTAAGTGTGCCGCCGTCAAGTGTCGATTCTGCGGCGCGGACGTGGAAGCAACCCCGGCTCCCGAGGGGCCGCCTCCTCTAACTCATGGGTGGACAGTGAATATCGCATGTAAGCCCGGAGAGGAGTTTGATGGGCATCTTGCGAAGCTCGAAGAACTTCAGTTGCCAATATTCTCCAGTGCTGAATCGACAATTGTGGTCGGACCATACGCGGAGAAGAAAAAGGCAGACTCGGTGAAAAGAAGGCTTAGTGCAGTCCACTATATGCATGGAAAACTGGACTGGATAGAGAAGTAGATACCCCCACTGTTTATCGATTTCAGTGCAGAACCGCCTCCGGGCGGTTTTTTATTACCTGGAGAAACACATGACCATCGCAGCGCACCACACTCCGATGACCACCATCAAACTCTACGGCGCGCTCCGGCAGTTCGGCCGGGAGTACCGTATGCTAGTCGGGTCGACTGCGGAAGCGATCAAGGCCTTGTGCGTGCAGATTCCAGGCCTCGAGCGCTTCCTCGCCAATTCCCACCTGCGAGGTATGGAGTTCGCTGTATTCCGTGGGAAACGGAACATTTCCCAAGATGAGCTGCAGTTCGGGGGCGCCGAGGAAATTCGCATTGCTCCGGTCATGCGTGGCCGGAAGCGTGGCGGGTTGGTGCAGACGATAGTCGGGGCTGTGCTGATCGCTGCTTCCTACGCTTTTCCCGTCATAGCCCCGTATGCGCTGCCTGCAGGGATAGGGATGGTTGCCGGCGGCGTCATCCAAATGCTCAGCCCCCAAGCACAGGGCCTGAAGCAGAGCGCGGCGCCGGAGAACTTGCCCAGCTACGCCTTCGGCAGCGCCAGAAACACCACCGCCAGCGGGAACCCGGTGCCGATCTGCTACGGGAAGCGCCGGTGGGGCGGGGCGATTATCTCGGCTTCGATTTACGCCGAGGACAAGGTGTAACAACCAACCATGAGCGGCTATGCCGCGGGAGAGTGTGATGAAACTCGATAAGCTGGATGTGGTCGTAGAGCTTCCGCAGCCTGGTAGTGCAGAGTTCGAAAGGCTTGTCTCGGAGGCAACGATCTCGCCGGTTGATGTCACTGGCCTGTGTCTGCCGAAAGAGCTTACAGACGAGTTGGAAAGAAAAGCCGACCTGCTCGAGCGTCGGCTTTCGAGGATGGAGGCGGCTCTTGGGCTTGAGCCGATCCTTTAGATCTGATCCATCTTGCTGGCAGCCCTCAGCCCTGAAATCAAGGCATCAAGAGCCAGGTGGTGCTCAGAAGATCCGTCGCGGAGGGAAGCATCTGCTGGCATTTTGGATTTGATGGTCTCGATATGCTCAACCACCTTGTCGATGGCCCCTTTGTTCGTTGACCCAAGAATTGAGCCAACCACCGATAGTGCGGCCATAACGCTCAGTTGGAAGGGTGACACAACGGGCTTTTCGCTCATCTTGACCTCCTAGGTCTTTAACCGCGCCGACATTGGCGCCTCCCGATCCCTGGGCCGGCACGCTCAGGGTCGGGAAACCCTTGCATGAAGGCACGACGCTACTACCCCGGTAGGGTGGTTGCCACTGGCATTTCATCCACGCTGTACAACCTTCCAGCCCGCCTCGCGCGGGCTTTTTCATGCCCGGAGGAAAGCATGGGCGCAGTTCACCAGCACCTGGCCGGCCGCAAGGGCGGCAGTAGCAAACCGAAACAGCCGGTCGAGGCACCCGACAGCCTGCGCTCGGTCGCGATGGCCAAGATCCTGCTTGCCGTGGGCGAGGGCGAGTTCGCCGGCGTTCCGAGCGAGCGCGACATCTACCTCGACAACACCCCGCTGATGGACCCGAGCGGTAACCTGAACTTCCCAAACGTTAAGTGGGAGTGGCGCGCGGGGGCGGTGGACCAGGACTACATCCCGGGCATCCCTGCCGTTGAGAACGAAACCAGCGTCAACGTCGAGTTGCGCAGCGATACGCCCTGGGTGCGCTCGCTGAGCAATACCCAGCTTTCCGCAGTGCGCCTGCGCTTCGCCTGGCCAGCGCTCCAGCAGCAGGACACCAACGGCAACATCGGCGGGTACCGGATCGAATATGCCGTAGATCTGGCCACCGACGGCGGCGCCTATCAGGAGGTGCTGCGCGAGGCCGTCGATGGCAAGACCACCACCCGCTACGAGCGTTCCCGCCGGATCGACCTGCCGGCGGCCACCAATGGCTGGCAGGTGCGCGTCCGCCGCCTGACGCCGAACCAGAACAACAACCGCATCGCCGACACCATGCTGATCGCCGGCTACACCGAGGTGATCGACGCGAAGCTGCGCTACCCGAACACGGCCCTGCTGTACGTCGAGTTCAGCGCAGAGCAGTTCAGCAACATTCCGGCTGTCACAGTCGACTGCCGCGGGCGGAAGGTCCAAGTGCCGAGCAATTACGATCCGGAGACCCGGGCCTACCTCGGCATCTGGGACGGCACGATGAAACAGGCCTGGACCGACAACCCGGTCTGGCACACCTACGACATCGTGACCAACGATCGCTTCGGTGTGGGTAAACGCATCAAGGCTTGGATGGTCGATCGCTGGGAGATGTACCGGATTTCCCAGTACTGCGACCAGTTGGTGCCGGATGGGAAGGGTGGCCAGGAGCCGCGACACACCTGCAACCTGAACCTGCAAAGCCGCGCCGGGGCCTGGGAGCTGCTGCGCGACCTCACCGCTATCTACCGTGGTATGGCGTACTGGGCCCAGGGCCAACTGAAGATCCAGGCGGATATCCCGCGCGCCACCGACGTCGATTTCGCCTACACCAGGGCCAATGTCATCGACGGCCGCTTCAGCTACGGCTCGGCCAGTGAGCGCACTCGCTACAGCCGTGCCTTGGTCAGCTACGACAATCCGGCGAACAACTACGACACCGACGTGGCTGTGGCCACCGATAAGCGCCTGCAGCGGCGTTACGGCGACAACCCGGTCGAGGTGGCAGCCATTGGCTGCACCCGCGAGAGTGAGGCCCAGCGGCGCGGAAAATGGGCGATCCTAACCAACAGCCAGGATCGCACGGTAACGTTCCGTACCGGTATGGACGGGGCGATTCCGCTGCCGGGATGGGTGATTCCGGTGGCTGACGCGCTGCTGGCTGGACGGGAGATTGGGGGGCGGGTTTCTGCGGTTGCTGGCCGAGTGATCACCTTGGATCGCGATACCCAGGCAAAGGCTGGCGACCGGCTGCTCCTGAACCTGCCCAGCGGTAAGGCTGAGGCGCGAACCGTGCAGTCGGTTGCCGGGCGCGCGGTAACCGTGACGACAGCCTACAGCGAGACCCCGCTACCGGAATTGGTCTGGACCCTCGATGCCGACGACCTGGCGGTGCCGCTCTACCGTGTGATGAAAGTCAGCCAGCCGGAGCGGGGTGTCTTCGAGATCACTGCGCTGCAGTACGAGCCCGGGAAGTTCTCAGCGATCGACACTGGTGCCAAGTTGGAGAACCGGCCGATCAGCGTTATCCCGATCACCACCGTGGCGCCGCCGGCGAGCGTCACGCTGACCTCGCACTACCAGTTCGATCAGGGGTTGGCGGTCAGCACGATGACCATCGCCTGGCCTGCTGTAGAAGGGGCGGTGGCATACGACGTCGAGTGGAAGAAGGATAGCGGCAACTGGATCCGCCTGCCGCGTGCCGGCACAACCAGCGTCGATGTGACCGGCATCTACGCAGGTGGCTATCTGGCGCGAGTGCGTGCGGTGTCGGCCTTCGACATCACGTCGGTCTGGAAGAGTTCGATCCTGACCCAACTCAGCGGCAAGACCGGCGCGCCGCCGGCGCTGGCGTTCCTGCGTACCACCAGCGGGCCGTGGAAGATCGGTCTGGAGTGGGGATTCCCGGCCAGTGGCGCGGCGGACACCGCTTACACCGAGATCCAGCAGTCGGTTACCCCGGGCGGCAGCGAGCAGAACGCAACTGCCTTGGGCTTGTTCGCGTACCCGACCGATACCCACACGCTGACCTCGCTGGCGGCCGGCGCTCGCTTGGCCTTCCGCGGGCGGCTGATCGACCGGACCGGCAATGTCGGCCCCTGGTCGGCCTGGGTCGACGGCATCAGCTCGACGGATGCGAGCGAGTACAACGAGCTGATCACAAAGGAGTACGTCGAGTCCGCGCTGGGCGAGCAGTTCTTCGAAAATATCGAGCAGATCGGCGGTAACGTCGACCAGTTGATGGAGCAGTACTACGACGCGGGCACGGTATACCAGAAGGGCCAGATCGTTCGATTGAACGGCAGGTTCTATCAAGCCCTCCAGGACGTTCCCGCGGGCAATCCGCCGCCGAACCCCGTTTACTGGGCTGATGTGGGCGAGCTCGTCGAATCGGTCGATGCCCTTGCGTTACGCGTGACTGAGAATGCGGCCGCGATTGAAGAGCTCGACGGTGTTGTTCAGTCCAGTGCCTCCAGCCTGGACGTGCTGCAAGCAGCCGCGCGCCGGGAGCCGGCTACCGGAGAGAAAGCGGATGCACTGAAGGGGTGGGACACCATTGCTCGAGCAGCCACCGAGGTCATCGTGCGCGCGAATGAGATCGAGGCGCAGGCGAAGCGTGTAGAGACCGTCCAGGCGCAAACGAGCGCCAACGGGGCCGCGATTCAGACCACGCAGAGCGTTGTAGCGTCACTGGATCAGGGCGTGAAGGCGATGTACAGCGTGAAGATCCAGGCCCATGCCAATGGGCAGCAGTACGCCACCGGGTTCCAGCTTGGGTTCGACAGCGGTACGAGCGTGACGACCATGGCGTTCCAGGCTGATCGGTTCCTCTGGTTCAACAGTTCCAGCGGGCAGACCGTGGCGCCGGTCTCGATCGTCGGCGGCCAGATGTTCATCAACAACGCGATGATCCAGGACGGCTCGATCACCAACGCGAAGATCGGCAACGTGATTCAGTCGACCGCCCTCGGTGCCAACGGCGAGCCGCTGTGGAAGTTGGATAAGGGCGGCGCGTTCACAATGAACAGCGCAACGTCGGGAGGGTTTATGCGCCAGACGGCAGAGGCAATAAAAGTGTATGACGGAAACTTGGTGCTTCGAGTCCAGATCGGGAATCTTGATGTATGAGTTACGGAATGAGAACACGTTCAGCCGGCGGCTCAATACTCTTTGACAGCAACAATTACTCATTGAGGATGGTCTATCGTCGGGACTTGGGGAACATTCCTCAGGGACTTTCAGTTACGGTCCCTGGGTTCGACGGTTCTAAAGGTGTCATGTTTGTCGTCTGCAATACGCCGGATTCTAGATCTTGGATTCCCAGGCATACCATTAGCGGCTCGACTATTACGTTTGGTTGGTCCGGTGATGTAACAGCGAATTACACTCTATATGCGGTGATGTTCTCATGAGTTTCGGTGCGAAGTTTGTTGGGAATGCCGGTCAGGTGATAATCGATCAGGACCACCCTTGTCTGCATCTGGTTGCGTCTGGAACCTATCCAGCCACTAATGCCCAGATCATCAACGTCTCGTACCCATCTCCGGTGCAGAGCCCGCTCCCACCGTTTGTTTTCTTTTGCCCTAATGGGTCGCATCACATAACGATGTTCCAGCATGCTGGTTCGGCTGGGAACTGGACGGGTTTCAGCTTCTACGTGAAGGTATTTCAAGATACAAGCGGCGTCGTACTGGGAGGGAAGTGGAAGGCATGCGCGGTGTTCATGCCGAAAACTGGCGGATGGGGGATGCAAATATTTGACAATCAGTCGAGAGTGGTGTTTGACAGTAATAGGGATCTTGTTCGGTTCATAAGTGGTACCCAGCTGCTGAATTATTACGGCACGAATGGCAATTATCTTGGGTATTACACCCTGCATTCATGGTCTGCACCGTGGCCGCATGGGAATGATGGGTATTTTCTGGTTAGTCATTTCAATGTACAGGCGCAACCGCCCCAAGGTGATACTGGAGAGTGCTCCATTGGGTTTGTTACTTCGGCCCGAAACACAGTCGTAGCAACTGTTCAAGTCGGCGGACCTGGGCAAGACGCAATACGAACACCTTTCCCATGGCCTCTTCTGGCCATTGCATAGCAGGAGAACTCTATGGCGTGGTACTCAACCGGAACCGTGGCGGTGACCGCAAATAGCCCGACCGTTACCGGTACCGGCACACAGTTCTCGTCCAATGCCCGAGTCGGCGACGCATTTCGCGGACCCGATGGACGTTGGTACGAGGTCACAAACGTCGCCAGTTCGACGGTCATCTCGATCAAGCCCAACTACCAGGGCAGCACGGCCAGCGGCCAGGCCTATGCGGTGGCGCCGATCCTGGGCTACGACAAGGACCTGTCGGATCGATTCAACCTGATCGCCAGCCAGTGGGGGGCAACCCTGGCGGGGATTAAGCCCTGGGCGCTCTCTGCAAATGCGGCGGCAGCGCGGGGGGATCTCGGCCTCGGCAGTGCGGCTGTCCGCGAAGCGCTCGGTAGTTCGGGCGCGCTGTACTCTCGAGACAGTATTCTCGGCACGGTTTCGCAGGCGAGCGGCGTACCCACCGGTGCGGTGATCCAGCGCGGGAGCAACGCGAACGGAGAGTTCGTGCGGTTTGCGGACGGAACTCAGATATGCGCTGGCGTTAGCAGTACCGCTCTGGTGTGCAGCGTTGCGACCGGGGGTGGGTTTCAGTCGGGGGGCGTTGCTGCGCTCTATTTTCCTGCTGCGTTTTCTGCTGCGCCATCTGTTTCACCGGTTCCGGCGTTTAGAGAGGGCGCAACAGCTCGTGCATGGCTTTCGATGAACCCTCCGTCGGCTTCTGTTGTGACGCTGATTTCTCACGGATTTGTTGATAGAGCCGAGGTTATGCCCGGATACATCGCGTTTGGGAGATGGTACTGATGATCATCACATTGTCACCGTACTATCCGCTGCCAGGCAGCGGCGAACGCCTATCGCTGAGCAGGGCTGGCGATGTGCTCACCGTGAACGGCCAGGCGTTCGACTTCACACCGTTACCGGAGGGTGGCGAACTGCCGGCCGAGGCGATTGGATCAGAGTGGTTCGCTGGTCCCGCAGTGCGACGTGCCGACCGGCTGGAACTGAGCCTGCGGTTCCCGCTGGCTGATGATGCAAGTGCCGCCGCTCGCATTCCTGAACCGTTGCTGATCGATGCCGATGGACCTGTGGAGTTACCGCGATGATCGACTGGAGCAAGGTAAAGACCGCTGAACAGCAGGCGCAAGAACGCTGGCAGGCTGAGTACGATGCCGCAGCCGTCGCGCGGGCAAATGCCTACCGCCTGGAGAGTGACCCGCTCAAGACCGAGGCCGAGTTCGACGCTATCAAGGCCGGTACCGAGCCGGACTACAGCGCCTGGGTGGCCAAGGTCGAGGAGATCAAGGCCAGGTATCCTCTGCCGGATCAGCTACCAGCCTGACAACACCTATCGACGAACGAAAGCCCGCCCTGCGCGGGCTTCGTCGTTTCTGGAGCTCACATGCCCATCACCGAGCAGCAGTTGCTGCAGATCCTCCCGAACGCCGGCCCTCGAGCCGGCGTCGAGCCAATCACTAGCGGATGCTGAGCCCAGAATACCGGTTGAGCCCCAGCCGCCGCTGTACGGCATCAAACTCACCATCGAAATCCCTCCTGAGCTGCCAGACGCCCATGTAGCCATCCTTGAAGTGGTCGATCATCTCTACGCCTGCGCGCGAGCCGTGCTGCCTCAAGAAGTAGTAGAGGTTGTGCCGCTTGAAGATTTCGAACAGGTACTGGAAGTGGTGGCAAACGAAGTACACGTCGTAGAGCTGATGGTCGTTGAGCATGGTGCCGCAGCGTTTTTCAGGCTTCGGCAGCCATTCGCCTTCGTGAACGCTGTAGGCGGCGACGAAGTTGCGGGCCGCGTCCAACTGATTGGCGGGGATGTCTGTGGCAGACCGAACCCCGAATGCGGCATGGGTCTGTGACCAGATTTTCGCGGTGGCGCGGCGGCGGACTTCGACGGGGAGGGCGGCTACCTTGCCCTTGATCAGCGAGCCGAGCATGTGGAAGCCGTCGGTGCCGATGGTTTCGCCAACCAGGGTTGCCATCTTATTGCTGGAGTCCTCATAGCGACCATGCTTGCGAATCGCAGGAAGTACCTCGGCGGTTACCCACTTCTTGAAGCGCTTGGCCTCAGCCTTGCGGCTGCGCAGGATCGCCGAGTACAGCCCAGACTCGTTGATGACCAGCATTTCCTGATCGCCGCCAGGGGTACGCACAATCTGCGTACCCTTCTCGTCATCGTCGAGATTGCGCGTCATGTCACCGGCAATTCGGTATTCCAAGGCGCAAGAAACATCAGCCGCTACGAACCAAGGCTGATCATCGATCAGCAGGGTGCGGACTTCGCGAGCATCGAACTGGAAGGGAATTACTTGAGCGGTTTGCATGATGAGGACTCCTTACCTGTTTGGGAGTTCGCCATCTCTGCGACCAAGAAGAGGGAGGCGAACTGTACGCGGGTTGGCCGACCGGGGGTAAGGCTCCCGGCACACCCGAAGGTGTCCCACGCACAGCCCGCCATAAAGCGAGGGCACAAAAAAACGCCCTGCGGCGCTGTGCGCCTTACCGATTCGGGCGGCCAAGCCCGACCGCTGAATTTGCAGCGGCAGGCAGACTATGGTTCAGGCGTACAGCAGTGTCAAGGCGTCGAAGGGATGGCAACATGCTATGTTTCGTCGGTCTCAACGGAAGGAAGATCCAAATGTTCCAGAAAAGCATGACCTGTATTGTCCTGTGCATTGCGGCATTGAGCGGCTGTGCGACTCCGCCACCCCCAGCTCCCAAGGTGCAGGCCCCAAAGCCAAAAACCGTATCGTTTGAGCTGAACGACCAGCAGCGTGAGCATGCAATGGCGTCCGTTCGAGAGGTCTTGAAAGACCCGGACTCCGCAAAGTTCAGTGGATTGATTGGCGTTCGTTCGATTGCAGCCCCGCCAGATAAATACTCCATCTGCGGCAAGGTGAATGCGAAGAACAGCTATGGTGGATACACAGGCTTCACTAGGTTTGCCGTGCTTGACAGCAGCGTGATTCTTGCCGACTCGACTCGCTTCAACAGGGAGATGGTCGAGATCGCTTGCAGGGTTACAGAAAAGTAAAGACAGAATCAGAAAAGCAAAACCCCCGGACGTTCACAGCGTGCCGGGGGTTTTTATTTCCACCCCTTGGGAAGGACAAGGAGCAGAACATACGTGAATCGTAGACCAATCTTGCTGAAGGTTAAAGACTGGCTGGAGGTCAAAATGCCAACGAGTCATTTCCTGAATTTTTGCATCGGGGTCAGTCTGCTGATCCTCGCCTGTGGAGCCGCCGCCTGGCTGTCGTCTCCCGTGCTGTTGGTGATCCTGACCGGTAGCTGACCCGAACACATTCCCGACGAAGATAAGCCCGCCATTGAGCGGGCTTCGTCGTCTTTGGAGACCCGTAAATGCGTACATCCCAACGAGGCATAGACCTCATCAAATCCTTCGAGGGCCTGCGCCTGTCCGCCTATCAGGACTCGGTAGGCGTTTGGACCATTGGCTACGGCACCACGCGGGGCGTCACCCGCTACATGACGATCACCGTCGAGCAGGCCGAGCGGATGCTGTCGAACGACATTCAGCGCTTCGAGCCCGAGATGGACAAGCTGGTGAAAGTGCCACTGAACCAGAACCAGTGGGATGCCCTGATGAGCTTCGTGTACAACCTTGGCGCGGCCAATCTGGCGTCGTCCACGCTGCTCAAGCTGCTGAACAAGGGGGACTACCAGGGAGCAGCGGACCAGTTCCCTCGCTGGGTGAATGCGGGTGGTAAGCGCTTGGAGGGTCTGGTCAAGCGTCGAGCGGCGGAGCGCGCGCTGTTCCTGGAGCCGCTGTCGTGATCTCCGCTCGCGCTTTATCGGTCGCGCTGGCCTGCCTGCTGCTGGTCGGCCTCGGCACCGCCGGCGGTGTCTGGATCGGAGCGCGGCACTACCGGCCGCAGTTGGATGCCGCGCAGGCGGATCTGGCAGCCTGCCGTTCCGCTCGTGGGAGCCTGGAGGCCGCAGTAGTGGAGCAGGGCGGGCAGATTGCCGCGCTGCGTCAGGCTGGTGAGCAGCGCGCCAGGGAGGCAGCCCATGCGCTGGAGCAGGGGCGGCAGCAGGCCGCCGAGCAGTATTCCGCCGCCAACCGTCTGCTGCGTGATCGCACCGCCGGCGAGCAGTGTGGTGCGACTGAACAGGTGATTGATCGGGAACTGGGATTGTAAAAAGCCCCGCGATGGCGGGGCTAGAATTCGCAGCACTTCCTATGGAATGCCTTTGTCGACATTCCAGCCTGTCTGGCCATGGAGGCGATCAGGTCATTGCTGAAGGGAGATTTGGGGCAATCGACTGTTACTATCCATCGGTTGCTACCCGCAGTCTTCACCCACTTTTCGTGAGATGTTCCCGTTCTTGGCCTTGGCTCGAACCCCATCGCTTTTAGAGCTGCCTTGACCTGTTTGCATGTGACGGGGTGGAGCCTTGCCATTTACGCCAGCTTAAGAGGCATGGCGTCTTTGAAGGTGAACACATCGCGCAGTCGGCTGACCTGCTCCCTGTATGCTAGGTAGTGATACTTCAGGCGTTGCACCAGCGGTGCTTTGCGGGCGAGGAGCTGAGCGGCGTATGGGTAGTCTTCACCCTCGAAGATGTCTTTCAGGTAATCGTAGGTTTGCTCGTGGAGTTTACGGATCACCTCTTCACGAGACTCACCCTGTACTGCCAGACACAGATCGATGCAGAACGCTTGCCATACGCCATCCTTGTGCTCCGCATACCCTCTGAGAAGGAATTGGACTGGTTTCATGGCGCCTCCTCTGGCTTACACAAGTTATCCACAGGATTCCCCCGGTGGACCGCGATTATCCCGTCCATATTGGGCATGTCAAGTGACATTTCCAGTATAGACAGCTAAACGACCGAAATATCAAGTCGAGGAAGGGCAATGAGAGGTGAATCAGGTTTTGCTCTATTGTGGGTTGCGGTCGCGCTGGCGGGATGCGCCGCCAGGCAGGAAGCCGAGCCGCGCACGGTGCGCGTAGAAGTGCCAGTGGCGGTGCCGTGCCGGGTGCCGGCGGTGGAGGTGCCGGCTTGGGCAACTACTGGGCTGCGAAAAGGCGACGACTTGCAGACCAAGGTCCGCGCGTTGCTCGCCGAACGCTTGCAGCGGATCGGTTACGAGGCGCAGCTCCTGGCTGCGAATCAGGCCTGTCAGGATTAGGAGTAGACTACGGCCTTTTCCTACGGAGCTCGGTGATGCTGGTGATTCGATTCAAGGGCTGGTCGGTGAAGCTCGACCACCAGGTGGGCAGCGCTGGCAAGTTCGGCATCTGGTCGTTCCACGGCTCGGAGAGCAGCTACGTGCCGGACATGGAGACGATTCTCCGGCATGCTGCTATTCGGCCTGCGGAGCCGAAAGAAGGCGGGGAGGTCGAGGTATTCATCTGTGATTCGCGCATGCCGCAGGATGAGTGGCGCTCTGTCGGTAGCGGTGTTGCGGCTTACGAGTCGGACCGCTGAATGCTGGCCGTGACGGAAACGTGAAGCGCGGAAATGGAAAACGTGAAAAGGAATTTCACGATTGGCACAGTTTAAGTGATTGCGGTCGGCGTAAACTGTTGTAATATAAGCGCTTCTGAGGTGCGAGACAGGATTTAGGTTCCAGCGCCGCAAGGCGTGAGAGTTCGAGTCTCTCCGTCCGCACCACCTTCTAAATCAAGTGTTTACGAGCTTCAGCGGCCCTCCATGTAGATGCGCTGGATTATCAGCGTGAACAGAACGTGAAATTCGGCTTTCACGGACTTGATCAAGAACCCCAACAGCATCCCTTACCCTGGCCGGAGCAAGATGGGCATATCGCTCAGTCATCGCGACTGTCGAGTGTCCGAGCAGATCCCGTACATCCGCCAACGGAACGCCGGCGCTGACCAGCCATGCCGCGCAGGTGTGGCGCAGGTCGTGAATCGTAAAGTCCACAATCTTCGCTGCCTGGCAGGCCTGCTTGAATCCGGCTGAAAGCGATACCACTCGATCACCGTTAGCGCGCGCAAAGACCCAGGGGCATTCCGGGCTGTTCTCGGACCTGAATGCCATTCGTCGCTTTAGTGCTGCCATCGCCCCTTCGTTGATCGGGATGCTCCGGCGCTTACCTGCCTTCGTGTGGGATGCCTCCAAGTAGATCAGTCGATTGGCGAAATCCACTCTGCGCCACTCCAGGCCAAGCATTTCCTCCCGCCGGCATCCGGTGTTTACCGCTAGGCGGATGAAATCCTCGAGCATCGGGCCAAACTTCTGGACGCGCGCGGCGCGGCACAGGGCCTCGACCTCCGCCCTGGTCAGCCAACGATCACGCCCCTCGGCCTCGCGCATCTTCCGCCCCTTCACCGGGTTAGGAAGGGCCCACTCCAGTTCGGTGTTGCAGTGGTTGATAGCCGCGGAGAGGGCAGCGAGTTCGCGGTTAATGGTTGCCGGGGATGCGCCGGCATCCAATCTGTGCGAACCGTATCCCCGTATGTCCTGGCCCCCTAGATCGTTGACCACGCGTCCGGCAAAATACTCGCGCAGCGGCTTTATGCGGTGCACGGTCGTTTCGTAGCTGCGCTGATGCTGGCGAGCGTGCTGCAGGTACGGAATGATCACCTCCTCAAAGGTCCTGGGCGGATTCACGCCCATTTCCTTTTCCTTCCACGCTTTCGCGCGCTCCTGTTGCTCTAGTGCTTTCGCCGCCGAGTAGTCGGCAGTTCCAGAAGAGCGTCTAACAAGCTTTCCTGTTGCTGATTTGAAAGAGATCCACCAGTAGGCGGAGTCGTTTCTCTTGTACGGCATACTTCCTCCGGTACGCCGACCGCGTCGCGCATGCTAGCAGCGGCTTCCTCTTCAAGCATCTGTTCGAGCTTTTCCTTGTGAACCCGGATTGTCTTTTTGAACCTGACCACCGGGATCAGCTTTTCGTCCGCGTAGCGGTACGCGGTCCTGCGGCTCACGCCGAGAATGCCGGCGGCCGCCTCAACTGAAATCAAAGACATAGCGAGACCTTGGCCGATCAACGGCATCGGGTTGGCGGTTAGAATTCGTGGAGGCTTGGCCGGGCAGGGCGCCCGCATCGGGCAATATGGGGGTTAACTGCTCGGTCAGGCCTTCTGGTAGGATTTGAACGCCCAGCCGGGTTAGCTCAGGGAGAGCTAGTGGCGCCCGGCTGGGTTCATTGCTTTGATGATCTTCGGCCACAGGGTGTTGTCGTTGCTGCGCCAGGTTGGATCATCCACTACTGCCTGTAGCGCTCCCCGCAGCGCCTCGTTCTCCGCCTTGAGCCTGTCCCGCTCTTTCCTAGCATCATCGCGTGCTTGGCAGAGCGCCCTAAGTTCGGAGCTATCGCGGCCATGCTGAGCAAGCAAGCCGTCGATCTCGTCCAGCAGGGCGAGGATGGTCTTGGGGTTGGCTGCGGCCATGAATGCGGCGTTGTTGCGCAGTTCTTCTTCACGCATCCAGCTTTGCTGGCAGGCCATGGCTATCTGCTGCTGCGCTGCACCGTTCGTGAACTCAAGAGTTGGTCCTCCCACAATTGCCCAGTGGCGATTGCAACTCCACGGCCCAGGCGTTGCCGCCTTAGCCAGCCTCCGCAGCTCTGCGTGGTCGGTCATGTCTTTTCTCCCCATTTCACTTCGAGCCACAGGTCAACGAACAGGCGTTCTTCGGCTCGCACAGCGCAGACGTAACCGAGCCCGCGCAGTTCCTTCAGGATCGCGATGCAGAGCTTCGGGTAATCGCATTCGTTGCAGTAGGTGCTGGTGCCGAACCCATAGTCACGGGTGGTGTACACGTACTTGCCTTCGGCGGCTGATTTTGCGATGCCTGCAAGGATGGTATCTACGGCGAACGCAGGGTCTTGTTCGCGAGCTATATCTCGCGCTTGCTCGGCGGTCAGTCGGCTCATGGTTGCTCCTAGATAGCGGTTGCGGAATAGATTGGCCGTGCATATCCAGATACCGCGAAGGTTTGCGTATCCCCTCCGAGGCGATGGACCATTACCGTCACGCACCCGCCATCGGCGATGTTGTAGTCAGCATTTCTCCGCTCATATTGCTCGGCCCAGTTACATGCTGCGGCAGCATGGTCGTACGAATCACGGATGTGCATCGCGTCTTCTTCTTCCTGGCCGTAGTCAGGGCACCAAACTCGATAGTCGCTCATTGCTTCACCTCGATTCCGGCTTGTCTTCGGTCATGGGATCATCTCCGCCATTTCGGTGATGGCCCTTGCCAGGGCAAGAGCGTGCTCCCGGCTGTTCAGCACGATTCGCTGCTCGCCGTACCAGTCGATGCAGGCCTGGTTTCCTGTGGTATGGATTTCCAGGCCGCTGTCCGGTGCATCCGGGTGCTGTCTGACCTCGATGTACACGCCTTCTTTGTCGTCATAGACGCGCATGACTTTCTCCACGCTGTAGCTCATTTCGCCACCTCGATTCCGGCTTGCTGGAGGGCTTCGTTAGCCTTCTCTATCGCATCGTTGAACGCATGACATTCATGCTTCGTTGCATACATGCTGTATGAGCGTTTTGCCGGCAACTCCACCCTCAGAGCCGCGCGGCTGGCTTGCCAGGCTTGCCACATCGACGTGTAGCGCGCAGCGACTCCGGCAAGAGCCACGTATACGTGGACGTTATCGGTCTGCATCGGGAAGTAATCGGTGTCACGCCACTCGATACCTTCAGGGATCGGGAAGCGGTCTTCAAAATCTTCTCTCATGTCAGGCACGGTCAGTCCCTCACTTCAATTCCGGCTTCGCGCAGCGCCTTTACAATCTCTGCGCGCTCTCGCTGTTGAGCCTTGACATCAACGACGCCACTGCCATTGCAAACGTGACACCAGCGACGCTCTAGGTCATAGCCTCGGCAATAGGGGCATGGCTTCAATTCTTGCTCCATCTGCTCAACTCCTGTCCTTTCTGTTCTGTCTGCTCGTATAGGTTCTGGAAGTCCCCGACAACCCGGAAGACTCCCAGGACGAAGAGAACGATGACTATCACTGCGACCAGGGTTTCGTTTTCGTTGTCCACGGTTGGTCCTCCGGGGGCGGATTCGTTGGTTTGGGGTGGCCTGTAAGGTGGTGCCAAGTAGCTGTGTTTAAGCGCGGAAACCCAGTAACCATGCGGGTTTCAGGCTGGTGCTAAGGCGGCCTGTAAGCGATGCCGGGATTCCGGCATCGGTGCGTACAGTGGTTGGCGATGGGTGGCTATGCCTGCTGCTCGCCAATCCCATTCCAGCGTTTCCAGTCCTCGCCGAATTCCCAGCAGTAGGTCGCCGGCCATGCGCCTGGCGTGCCTTCCTCGACGAACACATACCGATGTGCAAACTCGCCCGAGCGGTCCGGAACCGTCTTGCACCACTTGTGCTGCGGGCCGCCCAAGAACCGACCCGGGCACTCCTTGACGGCCTCGGCCATGAACACTTCGAGGTCGTGGTGTCCCTTGCTCATTGCGATGTAGGTGTCGCTGCCGACGCTCTGCACCTCAAGAGGATAGTGTTTAGCCATTGCCGTTCTCCTTGTCTTCCTCGGTGATCGCCTTGCACTCGAATACGGTCTTGCCGACGTAGAACTTGCCGAGCTTCCGGCATTCTTCGGCTACGGTGTAATGGGCGTGTATCCAGCCACCAAACCAGCCGATGGCCATGAAGACCAGCATCCATAGACTGAACAATCGGTACTCCTCCGGCTCATGCAGCATGGTCGCCGTTCTCCTTGTCCTGGTTGAGCAGGGCGCGAAGTTCTTCAATCAGCCCAAGCGGGATAGAGCCCTGGCAGTTAGTTGCCATAATGAACTCCAAGGCCAGCCTCAACAGCCCCTCGCTGACCGTCAGGCCGTTGAGGCGCGGAGCAGCCTCGGCCATTGCGCGCCAGAATCCAGGTCCGGTCGAGACTTTGTTCTTGCGCTTGTACCGGTGGCTCGCAAGACGCATTTCGGGGGATGGTTCCAGCGGCATGAGCGCGTACCCATCCGGAACCACCACCCGTGCGCGCAGGGCTTCCAGTTCCTTCTGAAGGCTTTGGATGGCCTCGATGAATTCACCAGTTCCACCTTCCTGTTGCTCTCCGGGAATCCCAAGTGCTACACCTACCGCAGCGATATCCAGCGCCATGGCCAACGTAATCCGGTTTCCGCGCGCGACTTCCTCCCTGAGCGCCTGGGCCTCGGCGCGCAGCTTGGCATCATGTTCTTCTTCGGTCATGGCTGTTCACCTATCTGCATTTCACTAGGCACTTTCGCCCAATTGAAGCCTTTGTGATTTGGGGATTTCCCGTTTATGGAGTTGTAAATGTTTCCGTTATTAAATCCACTCTTAACGGCTTGATTGATGGATACGAAGAAATATCCAACCGAGCCGTCTATGGGCATTGCGACTACCTTGGTGGACTCTCTAAGAAGCCCCATCTTTTTTGCATGATTTAGATTTTCCAAGCGCGTAACCCATTCTAGATTTGAGTGATGATTATTTAGCTTATCTCCGTCTATGTGATTTACTTCTAGCGACTCGAAGGCCTTATCTAGGAACGCCAAGGCCACAATTTTGTGGACCGTGGTGTTCTTCTGCCTGCCATTGGCGCACAGACCTACTGACATGTATCCGCTAGTATTGGGGAATTGCTTTTTGATCTTTTTGCGTATAACCCCGATGACTTCGCCATGCTCTGATACTCGGTATAGTCCTTCATAACCAACCACTTCGCGCCATTCAGTCATCGTTCCCCTCCTTGCCGGGCGCGGCGGCGAGCATACCGAGCGCTCGCTGTACCTCTTCTCGGTCACCATCACTGCCGTCAATGACAACGTTTCCAATTGGGTCGCAGAGGACAGCACGTAACTTACGCAAGGCTTCCTCAACAAGAACCGGCCTTGAATAGATCGGGATTGTGTAACCGTTCGCTCTATCCTCGTTCGGCTTGCAAGGCTGGTGATCCTTTAGCGGCAGTGATTGCACCCACCCCTCCGGCACGCTGTGCTGAGCCTGGGCTACAGGGGCGGCGTAGAGTGGAATCGTGTAATGCTCGCTGACATCGAGTGGGCGATGGATTCCTCTACTACTGCCCGGCACGCGCTGTAGCAGATCCTTGACGTCTCGATGGATGACATCGACGCGGTTTGGCTGATCGTGCATCCATGCCACCGGCTCCTGCCTCTCCAACTCCGCGACCCTGGCCAGGGCGGCGTCGCGCTCTTGCTCTGCCGTTGCGCAGGCTGTTGCTACTTCGTGCAGGCGAGCATTAGCGGCGTCGCGCTCTGCCGTGCGGCCCGAAACCAGACCATCAAGACGAGCAATTTCCGCTTCCCGCTCCCGGATTTCGTTCTGCAAGGCTCGGTAAGTTTCCTGGCCGGAATCCATGTAATCGTTCTTGTGCTGGCGGAGTTGGGCGATCACCGCCCGCAGCTCCCCGACGATGCGGTCGTACTGGGCGACGGTCATAAGCGGCCGGCGTTCGACGGTGTAGGAGCGTTCGAACTCCTCGCCTTTTCCTGGGTGCCAGAGACTCCAGCCAGTTTGCGGGCCTGCGGTGACGCGGTATTGCCACGCCACAACCTCCGGCCGCTCCGGCTCTGCCTGCTCGGCCTGCGCCGGGGAGGGTTGCGCCAGGGCGGCGCGGGCTTGCCAGCCAGTCCATCCGCCGTCATCGAATGGGGTTCCGTAGGCGTCTTGGTCGTAATCAGCACGACATACCGGCCTACCCATTGCAGCAAAAGCAGCCTCAAACGCCGCGCGCTCATCCCCGCCTGCCTGCTCTGCCGCAGGATGCGATGCTATGAATGCATCGCGGTCCTTGCACCAAAGCTCTAGCACTTCCTTCGGAATGCTCGGGCGGATTTCGCGCAGAAGGTCCAGCGCTTTGTTCATTTCCATGCTCATTTAACGGCCTCCCACACCTCGGCATTGCCGAGCGCTTCGATTGATGTGTACGTGCTGTGCCCGCTGGTCTCTTGAAGCTCAACTGATCCGCCGGCTTCGAGAACAGCGATGTATCTGCGATTAGTCGGCTTGTGCCGGAAGACCTTCCCGACGACGCACTGCGCGTTGATATGTCGGACCTGGTAGCTGTCGGCGAAACAGCCGTGTTCGTGCAGGCTCATGCTGCTACCCTCGGGGCTATGCCCATGTCTCTGTCGTGGTGTCCTGCTAGCCAAAGTGACCGCTCATAGAGCATGTGCAGTCCGTAGGGGCAGGCCTGGAGACGTTCGCCGCGGTCGCGTGCGTCGACGCCCTCGCGGTATTCTTCTGCCGATTCGGGGAACTCAAGCCGCTTGCTTTGCATTTGCTGCTCGCCTCCGCGCGTTTTCACAGGCCTTACATTCGCTGCAATGGCCGTCCTTCTTGCTCGGATTCGAGTAGTACTCAGATAGAGGTTTGACCGTCTTGCACTTCGAGCATGGTTTCTCGCCGTTTATGAGCGTCGATTTCCCATGTCCGGATGCCCTCCACTTGTCGAACTCGGCGCGGGTGGAGAAATAGGTGCGAAGCAGTCGCTGTACGGTGTGATCGCTTATCCCCATGGCAGGGCCTATCTCCCATCGACCGCAATCTAGGATCACTAGGTCTTCGAGCGTCTGGCAGTATTCGATGTCCTTTGCCGTGCGCTTGGCCTGAACACGCTTCTGCTGCTCTCGCTCCATTCCGGTAGATGCTCCGGTAATGCGGCTATTGAACGTGACCGGCTGATTTGAAGAGACGCCAGCGGGGATATTCGTGATGACCCCTCCCGATGCCAGGTACTCAGCAACTGCGTCTTGAATGTCATCGTGAGTCAGCGCATGGGCAACCGGCTCTTGCACGCCGGACCACGCATCAGCGCCTATTCTCAGGTCGCTAAGAATCTCGGGAATGTCGGTTTCCATGGCTTTCTCCGGGCAAAAGAAAAGGCCCTCAACAGGGCCTTTAATTTCGCGTAACTTGTTGATTTAGAACGGGATATCGTCGTCGAAGCTGTCGTAATCCTGCGCAACCTGTGGGCGCTGCTGCGGTGCCTGCTGAGACGGCCTGCTCTGAGCCGCCTGGTCATTTCCAGGCTTGGCGCCAAGCATCTGCATCTGTCCGTGCATGTCGACGATTACCTCGGTGGTGTATCGGTCCTGGCCGTCCTGAGCCTGCCACTTGCGGGTGCGCAGGCTGCCTTCGACGTAGACCTGGGAACCCTTGCGCAGGTACTCGCCGGCGATCTCCGCCAGGCGACCGAAGAACACCACGCGGTGGAACTCGGCGCGTTCCTGTTGCTGGCCGGTCTGCTTGTCCTTCCAGCTCTCGCTGGTGGCGAGGGTGATGTTGGTCACCGCATTGCCGTTGGGCATGTAGCGGGTTTCCGGGTCACCACCGACGTTACCAACCAGAATGACTTTGTTAACACCTCTCATGCTGCTTTCCTCATGCGCTCTCGCATCTGATGTTCAAGCTCTGCCAACTCTTCCAGGAACGCTTTAACTTCGGACTCCATCTCGCGAATGCGTTCCTCGTCGCGGTGGTAGCGGAAGCACACGTACTGCAATTCATCAGGCAGACGGTCGTCGAAGCTCACGAAGTCGACCCACTCGCGGCCGCTGCATGACATTTGGGCGAGCATCTGCCACTCGTACTGTGGGTCGTGCTTGCCCGACTGCATCGTGTAGATGTGGGTTGCGGTAGACGGGCATTTAATCTCGACGAGCCCATGCTCCCCCGCGAGGCCATCTGGCGACGCGCCAAATCCATCGATTCGCGGATGGATGATCAGGCCTGTTTCGATCGTCATTACGCCTGCATTGAACTCGTAGGCCGAGCGAGCAATCGGCTCCAGTTCGGTACCACGCTGCATTGCGGCGCTGGTGAATCCTTCCTCGCGCTTGCCGGTCAGGCGCTCGCACAGGAGCTGCATCATGTAGTTCTGGCGGGTAGCAGAAGGGGCGCCACTGCGCCCCTTTGCCATCACATCCTTGACCTTGCTGGCCGTCACCCGCCCCAGGCGCTGTGCGAACCATTCATCACTACGCTGCTCGATCATCGCCGGTCTCCTCGAATTCAACGTCGATAGGGGCGTCCAGCAGTTCTTTCTTCCGCTGGTCCTTGGCCGCCGTAAGCTGGTCGCGCGCGCCCTTTGTCTTGTAGGCTTTCCAGGCATTGCTGAATGCTGACTGCAAGTCTTCCATTGTTGGGGAGTCCTTGATGAGGCAGACCGCCTCGCTGACGTCCTCGTACTGTTCTGCGGGAGTGACGTCTCGTTCAACGATCCGCTCGGCCTCGTCCTGGTCGTATATGCCGGCGAACCCGAACGCGAGGCGTGCGCACTGAATCATTGCCTTGTGGCGAAGCATCCGGCGCGGATGGGACTGCCAAGGCTGGGTGTTCCGCTTGCACTCGGCCATGTACTCAGTCGCGCTGATGGCATGGCTGCGGTCCTTCCGATAGATCTTGCAGGTGCATTCGGTTCCCTGCTGGTCCATTGAGAATTCCATGCCATCGAACTGTGGGTTCTCGTTGATGATCCGAGCCCAGCCATCCACACCAACAACCGGCACGATGCCGTTGTTCTTGTCGGGGAATGCGTACAACTCCTTGGTGAAGGGGTTCAGTTTGTACTGGTCTGCCACGATCAGCAGGGCGACCATCTGCGAATCATTGACCTGGCCCTTGAAACAGGTCTGCTTGAGCGTGTTCGCCACTTCTTCAGGCGTTGTACCCATCTCGTAGCGCGTGGCGAACTTCGTCAGGAGCGGTGTTAGTGCAGTTCCCATGTGAACCTCAATAGTTGATCGTGATGTGAGGAACCTTGCGCTGAGCGATCAGGGTGATCGCCTGCTTGGCGCATTCCTCGGGCATGCCACCGGCGATAAGAGCCGCCAGCGCTTCGTTGTTGATGGCTTTCTTGTGCGCCTTGTCGGCTTCGCGTGCAGCAGCCTCGCGTTCGATGCGGGCCTGCTCATCGGCCTGCCGTTTGCGTTCTGCCGCTGCGGCTTCTTCAGCGCGACGTTGCGCATCACGCTCTGCTTGTTCTGCGCGCTGCTTGGCTTCAATGGCTTCGCGTTCGGCGCGCTCGGCGGCAAGCTTAAGTTCAAGTTCGCGGCGCTCTGCTGCGGCCTGTGCTTCGGCTTCACGGCGTACTGCGGCGTCGCGTTCTGCCTGGGCCTTGGCCTCTTCCTGACGCCGTGCCTGCTCTGCTGCTTCGCGGGCAATGCGCTCCTCGCGCTCTTTCTGCTGGCGTGCTGCTGCTTCGGCGCGCAGGCGTTCCAGTTCGGCCTGCTCGGCTTCGAACTTCTCACGGGCAACCAGGGCTTCTCGGAGAGCGATCAAAGCCTTATCTTTGGCGCGAGCAGCCTCTGCCTCGAACTCTTCCCAGGCTTCACTTATGGCCAGGCCTTCCAACCAAGCGATGTTGGCTTTGAGTTCATTAGAGTCCAGATCGCGGCATTCCAGGCGAAGGTTTATCTTGTCGATCTCGCCCTGATGACGCGCAACCCGCGCCGCTTCAGCCTCTTCCCACTCGGTCAACGGACTGCGCACTTCGGCCTGCCAGGAATCCAACAGATCGCGCATCCGCTTACGCTCGGCATCGATCTTCTTCGGGACCTCCTTCAGCTCAGCGACCAATTCCTTGCCCACGTTGTCCAGCGCCGTCTTGGAGCGGGCTACCTTGTAGGCGATGGAAGCGATTGCCTCTCGGCCCTTGCGAGTGGTCACATCCGGCACGAAGCCGTCGATCTCTTCGCGAATCTTGGCCAGGAATGGATCCAGGCCATTGTCTGCCGAGTAGACTTGCAGAGCGGTTTCTTTGGCTGGTACTTCGACCAGTTGGTTTTCTGCGGACATGAATGATCCTCGCCGCGCATGCGCAGCCAGTGAAGGGAGTGTTAGACGTCGTCTTCGACGCGCAGGTCAATGCATTCCAAGTTCGGGAACATCTCAGCCATTTCCTTGACCATGACGAAGCCGTCACGCATCCCGTCAGCGTCGACCTTGAAGATTCCCATGTAGGCGTCCAGCCACTGGCATTCGAATGGGCCGGCCGGGAAGATTGCCGTGAACTTCGCTCTATCGTAGCCAAGATCACGCGCAAGGCGTTCGCATTCGTAGATGTTCATATCGTTCTCCAGGTAGAAGGTGAAAGGCGCTTACGGCGCCACTCGGCAGCGTCACCTCTGCGGGATGAATAGCGTTGCGCTAGAAGCCGCTGCTGCGGGTGTTTTCTTCATGCCGCCCACCGCCCGCTGGGGAAGCCGCAGTTATCCCCTATGGGCCTGCTGCGGACAGGTGCGTAGCTTCTGCGGTGATGATGCCGCCCCAGATCGGGCCGGCTGCCAGGATGAAGAGGTACAGCAGGCCTCCGAAGAGGCTGCCTAGCCAGATGGCCGTGCGGCGGGTGCTCATTGCCCAAACTCCGTTTCGACAAGCTGTAGCAGACGTTCGCCAAGCTTTATACGAGATTCAATTTGCTCGCGCGGGATGCTCGTAGCCTCCGATATTGCGGACAGGCTACAGCCGTCCCGGCGAAGCTTTGCGGCACGCATCGCTACAGCATGTGCGCGCTTAGCTGCTTTCTTTCCGCTCATAGCCCCGCCACCTCCACAAACGCCACGGCGAAGGCCAGGATGCTGCCCAAGAAAAAGGCCGCGAAGAACGTTGTCTTGGCGGCCTCTTTCAGGTCTATGGTGATGGTCATAGCGTGCACTCCATCGCGGCGTCGATGGCCTTATCTGCGCGGATGCTTTCGCTTTCAGCAGGCGGCAAACCGAAGTTGATGTAATCAGATTGAGCTGACTCAATCGCCTCGACGGTCAGGATGTTCCGCGCATGACGCCAGCGCTTAGCATAAGCCTCAGCAGCGCGCAGGCGAGCGATCAGGCCAAGTATCTCCTCTGCTGGAGTGTTGATATTTACATCCGTCAACACTGGCTCGTTACAGCAGACTTCCTCGCGCGCGCCCATGTATTCGGCCCCGGATTTGAAATTGCCACAACAGACGAATGCCCTCTTGTGGCAGTACTCTTCCAACTCCGCCAATTGCTCATCACTGATCGATTGCACGATAGGGGTTGTCATTTCCCTTCCTCCTGGCGGCGGTAGCCGGCGTCAAATAGCGCGTAAAGCGTAGGGTACTGATATGGAACTCCTTGAATTGACATAGCCATATCACCGACTGCCTTCTCCCGCTCCTCGGCGGCGATCTGCTCGGGGGTGCGGAGTTGGCGGAATCGCAACCCTTGAGATTGATCAAGGGTGTTTTCGTCTATCCATGCGATTGCATGGGTAAGGCCACCACAACTAAAGGATTTGTGGGCAACAATCTCGCATCTAACCCAGCCTATATCTCGGTGCTTGACTTCACACACCGTCCCAACCGGCGGCAGTCCCTGGCCGTCCCAGGTCTCTTGCGGAATAGGTACGTAATAGCCAGGCATGCATCCTTCGTTGAAACTGTTGACCCTGAGCCATTTGCCTCTGTAGTGCTCGTACGCAACAGTACCTTCGATTTTTCGCCAAGGATTTATGTCTTCACCTATGTGGTAGTGCGTTGTGCCTTCAGGTGCCTTGGTCCAGTCAATGCTCATGCTGCATCCTCCATGTTCTGCTCTGCGATCATTTCCAGCACCAGGTCCGCGTGCGGCTTCAGGAGTCCGAGCGCGATGCGTTCAGTGATTCCCTGGTGATGCTCAAGGTTTGCCGCGCACTCGCGGGCGGTAGAGGTGAACTCGTCTTCGGCGGCCTGGAACATCTGAGCCAGCCAGCATTCTTCGTCGGCCTGGACGAGCTTCAGCAGTTCGGCCTGTACCCGCTCGGTCAGCGTGCTGGCGAATACCACGACACGCTCGCGCATGGTTTCGATCTTCACGTCCATGCCGCACCGCAGATCGTTGACTGCGTGTTCTGCCCAGTCGCAGAACTCATCGGAGTTAGCGGCGGGAGGGGTGTCGTCAGGAGTCGCGTCGTCATGTAACGACTGGGCGCATCGAAATGCGGTGTTCATATTTCACCTCGCGTTCGCGTGCATGCGGCTGCGCCCTAAGAGACGTAGGCCTCGTCATAAGCCCCGCTCCCGAAGACGATTCGTTCAGGGCGCATGCGCATACAGGCGAAAAAATGCCCGGACTTGCCGGGCTAAGAGGGGTAGGGTGGGGATGGCCGGGGATATGTCCGGCTGGCTCGGCTAAAACGGCTGACCATTGTCAGTGCTTGGCAAATTGTTCCGAGCGAGATTGCCTCTCTGCGGATCATCACTCCGCATCATCCCCATTGAAGGCTGGCGTCCTTGCCGGGGAAGTCAGGCGTCTGGCGGCTCAGGTAGCAACATCCAGTGGGATACCTTGTCTCCCCAAAATTCGAATTGACTGCCAAGCCAGATGTCGGCCTCAACGATGAAGTTGAGCCTTGCGCTGCTCCATGTGTAAATAATCAGGTAGCGCCCATCATGCTCATCGCCCGGACGCTCCTTTTTGAGACTGATCCACTCGCTCATGTCGCCTCCAGTGTGTGTATGCGCAAGGGCGCGTTAGGCGGTGGCCTTTGCGATTGCGGCTCGGGCTGCTTCCCAAAGCTCTGGTGTCGTTTGCTCGCACTCAACCAGAGCGACCAGGACCTCCAGCAGCTCGGGCGCGGCTTCGATCAGGCGTGAATTTGCGATTGCTTCTTCTGCTGTATCTGTGTTGTCTATCCACGAAGAGATCAGCGCGATGTTGAAACCTTCGCGGTCCGTTAGAACATGGACATGCGAACCTGCTTTGAGTCCAACGTGTCGAACTAACCTAGTGCTCCACGGCCCTTGCGTGTGCTTCATCATCTGTTCTCCTGCCTGTCAGGCGTCTTGCGGTGGTTCGGGTAGGGGCATCCAGTGGGTGGTTTCAGGCCGTTCTACATGGCCCGGTCCATCAGCACAGGTTTCGATGCGCTGGCAAGAATCCTCGGCCAGCATCCAGAAACCGCCTTCATCCGAGCCTTCGTCAGATACCCAGCGGTCGAACTCGGGAGCGAAACAGTCCTGGCCCGGCCACTTTCGGCAAACCATGACTTCATCTGAGTGCTCCGGCATACGGTCACTGCACTTGATCCACTCACTCATCTCTCACCTCACCAATACATAGTCAGAAACAGCACCACGAACAGCGCTGCGAACTCGCCAAGTGATGGCATGGATTCCTCTCTTGCCCTTGGGGCTTGTGATTGGCTGTATGGGGGAGTGGTCTGGCCGGTGCTGATCTCCGGCGTAGCTGGAAGCTTCGATGGCATAAGGCCAACCCATCACCGTCCAACCCAGTCGTCTGTGACGCACCTACGCTACAGCTATGCGCTCAGACCACTCTCCGATACAGCCTGGCGATGGGGAGCCAGGTGGATCGGGCCTGCGTTGGGGAGTCCGGCAGGCGCGGGCGGCTTGCTACTCGTCGTCTTCACCGACAATCAACGTGTACCAGCCGTTGCGCGCATGCTTTTGAATCCAAGCATCGGCATCATCAGTAGTTGGGAACGTCCTGTTATCGTTCCAGTGCCCCGCTCCGTCGTACTCGTCGGCTTTTAGAAATCGCCAGCCTTCGGGCTCATTTGGATTCGCATCAAGGATCACAAGTACGGCCATGGATTCCTCTCTTCCCGCTTATCGCTGGGTGTGTTGGGTCTGGTGATGCCCTGCTACCGGCAGGGCGGCGTATTGAGAAGGGCGATGACAGCGTCGTAGAGCGCCGCACTCTCGTCGTTTACAAATCGGTTCCGCTCGATAGTCGTGAATGCGGCGATAGCGGCCTCCACAACGGCTTCACGCCGCTCCGCCCGAAGCTTGGCGCGCACGCGTCGCCTGGCGCTGCCTAGAATCATCATGTCCTTTCCTCGGTGATGCCCCGGCGAACCGGGCGGGGTGGTTATTTCGAGCGAGACACGCTTTTTGCGTTCGCCCAACGCCAGCCGCGTTGCCATTCGGCATTCCGCCTGCTGTCAAATTGCTCGCCACCGCGAAAGTCTTGAAAACCCATTTGGAAGCAATATGGCTGGCTCAGCAGATAGGCCTGGTCTTGGTTCATCGTCTTGCCTTCCAGTGCGTGTTGACTTCTTCGATGCCCCTCTTGCGAAGGGCATCTGAGAAATCGGGTCGTCTCGGTCGCTTCTCCTTGTCGGGGTTCGTTCCCACTCCTGCGTTCGCCTGCTGGGCTTCTACAACCCGCGGGTGGTGTGTCCTCACCACTGCCGATAGCAGCTCGGACTTGATGTGTTTGGCCTTGGGCTTCCCTCGCAACGCCTTCAATCGGCATACAGCGCTGGTCATGGGGTATCAGTGTTACTCCGCGCTTGAGTGCAGCCCGGCGGCCCGTTGAGTAGGGCACGTACGCGCGGATTGCCGACCCGTGTCGTCGGCTGGGCTTAGTGCTTCATGGGCTGTTTCCTCCTATTGGTTGTGTTCACCGCAAGCCTTTGCGAGGCCTGTCCGCTGTGCCCAGGAATGCGCCAATTCATGGCCCGAGCAGGGAGCGTTAGCAGTGCAACCCTCAGCCCGCTTTGCGCTATCTGCTCGATGTTCTGAGCTGAGGGAGCGCGACGCCTGGCGTTGAGTTGGCCGGGATTACCCGGCATCAGCAGTCGTGTTTATCCACCGTCGCTCAGTCGCGGTGACCTGCGGCTGTCGGGACTGCGGTGGGGTCTGACTTGTTAAAGAGCGGTCGGCTCGGTGGCCTGGC